ACGCCGCTGACGCTGCCGCTCGTTACGCCGCTGACGCTGCCGCTCGTTACGCCGCTGACGCTGCCGCTCGTTACGCCGCTGACGCTGCCGCTCGTTACGCCGCTGACGCTGCCGCTCGTTACGCCGCCGCCGCTGCCGCTCGTTACGCCGCCGCCGCCGCCGCTCGCTACGCCGCCGCCGCCGCTCGCTACGCCGCCGCCGCTCGCTCCGCCGCCGCCGCTGACGCCGCCGCTGGGATTGACTTTAAAGCCCTCGCCGCCCGCGCAGTGGAGGTGGTTTGTGAAGGGTAAAATCACTCAAGGCGGCTGTCTGGTGCTGTGGCGTGGCACCGCCTACGTTCCTCAAATCTGCCCGGAGGCACCAGATTTCTACCCATGCGGCCACTGGTGCCCCCGCTTTGGCGAACCGGACAAAACCTTCGCCGGCGGTCATGTGCTGCGCATTTGTTCCGCCGAGCTTCGCTTTGACGACTTCACCGACGAAAGGGGGAAAGCATGAGTCCTGCGGGCAAAGCAACGGTCGCGCTTCTCTGTCTTAGCGGTCTACTTTTTATGGCGGCGCTGTTCCCTTCGAAGGCCGCCGTTGTCATGCTGGCTTTCCTGGGTGCTGTTGCGGTGCTGGCGCTGTGGTGTGCTCTTTATATTCTTTGCGGGGGAGAATGACATGCCCGACGTGCGCGTAGAGATCGAGGTCTGGTGTTCCTGCGGTGAAGGACTTTGCGGCCAATCCCGCGGCCGCGCCGGCGGCATCGTCGTCGAGCCGTGCAAGCGGTGCCAACAAGAGGCACACGACGAAGGCTATGAAGAGGCGATGCGAGCTCAGGAGGTGTAGAGTGAAACAGATCGATGAAGCAACCAAGATCCTCGCCTTGACCGAGTGCCTGCTGATCTGGGATTATATTGCAAAGCATGGATGCACTAAGACAGAAGCGGTCAAGCGTTTGTACGAGCGGGGTGCGCTTGAAAAGCGACGGTACAACTTTTTGTGCCCCTTTTGTGATCGGCTGCGGGAAGGTGACGATTGCAGTCAATGTTTGTGGCCGGGCGCCGGGTACCTGCGTTGCTGTGACGACAGGTCTCCGTTTCTACGCTTCTGTTATTTTCCTGACGAGCGTAAGAAAGCCGGCCGCGCCATGCTAAAATTCTTGGAGGAAATCGATGTGCGAGCGATGCAAAAAAGTGCCCTACAATTCCCGCCGCCACGCGCTCACCGATGCCCCTGAGCGACACGGTACACCCTATCGCTGCAAAGAATGTGGTTATTGGCACGTCGGCCATGCCTGGGCGAAGAAAAGCGCGTTGGCGGTGAAGGTGAAAAACAGGCGCCGCGGCACACGGGCGTTGTTCCGGCTGATTGATCAGTTGTGTGGGAGTGAGTGCGCTTGAAGGAGAAAAAGATGAGTAAAAAGCAAATTGTTTTTCTGGCGGTGGCCTGTTGGCTGTGGTGTGGGCTCTATGGCCACGCGCTTACGCAAGGGTTTTTCTTCGGTAGGTTTAAATCCCAAGAATGTAGAGCCGACCAGCATGCAGCGATCCCCAAGTGGATTTCGTACACCGGGGTAGAGGTTGCTTCCGCGGTGGCTGGGCCAATCAATCTGGCCGCCACCGCGCTGTTCCTTGGAAACGACAAGCGCAGATGGGCGTACGGGACGCGCTGGTGTTATTGGGACCGTCTGGACGAATGTGAATAGGGGGGCGCATGACAATCTACATCCTGGGTTTGCTGTTCACCCTCGGCCTCGTCATCGGTGAAGATGCTGAGTACGACTGGATAGGAAAATGCATCTTGGTTGGCCTGCTGCTCTGCTGGCCGGTGTTGTTGGGGTTTATGGCGTACGGGTTGTTTGTGAAGGCGGGGCGATGATTACTCTTTTGGCTCTTTGGATCTGTGCGGCGTATAAGACGGACCCGAGCGACGCTTTTCTGGTTACGATGCTGCTCGACATGCTCCTGTTCGCGTTTTTAGCAGCGGTGTTATGCTAACCTTCGACAGACGCTACAAGCTGTTCATCTGGAAAGGTGGCCCGCCGCCCATCGAGCTGGACTTCTCCCCGTCGTCCGGCCACTGGTACACCGCCTCACCCTACATTGCGTATCTGCTGCGCGACCACGCCGACAGCGAAGCCGCCGGCGCGCTGGCGCCTGTGATACGGCGTGTCGAGCGCAGCTCCGCGGCCGAGCCGGTCCTGCCCCCGACCAATGGATTGTATGACTACCAGGCCGCCGGGGTGGAGCATTTGGTCGATCAGTTCCGCACCGGCCGCCGGCACCTGCTGCTGGCCGACGACCCGGGCGTGGGCAAAAGCGCGCAATCGCTCGTCACGGCCAAAGAGCTGGGAGCCGCAAGGCTCCTCATCGTCTGCCCGGCGGGCCTGCGGTTAAACTGGCTGCGCGAGGTGAACACCTGGCACGGCGGGCCGGCGATGCCCCTGCTCGAAGGCAAGACAACGGTGTCGCCTAAAGGCTCCATAATCACCTCTTACAACCTGGTGGAAAAAGCCATCGGCCGGGCGTATGATTTTCTCATTGTTGATGAGTGCCACGCTCTGAGGGAAGACTCCACCGCCCGCACCAAGGCTATACTTGGTGACGCCACGCGCGGCTGGCGCGGCCTGGTGGACACGTTGCCCACGCTGTTTCTCTCCGGCACGCCCATACCCAACGGCCGGCCGTCGGAGTTGTGGCCCATCCTCTACCGCTGCGCCACCGACGCCATCGGCTACCTCAAGTACTCGGCGTTCTGTGCTCGGTATTGCCTCATGGCGCCGGACGGCCGGGGCGGGTTCATGGTTCGGGGCGCCAAACGCCAGGACGAGCTGTACGCCCGGCTGCGCGGCTCTGGTTTCATGACGCGCCGCCTCAAGGCCGACGTGCTCCACGAGCTGCCGCCCAAGCGCTACAAAATGGTCGTCTTCCCCGCCGACGGCACCATGAGGAAAATCCTGAACAAAGAGAGCGCGTTTTCGGCAGCGGAGATTTTGACCCACGGCGTTCCGGTGGGCTCGCCGCTGCCGGAGATTTGGCGTGAGATGGGCTTGGCCAAAGTCTCGGCTGCGGTGGAGTATATAAAGGATCTGCTCGCCGCCGAAGACAAAGCGGTCGTGTTTGCTCATCACGTCGAAGTGGTGGCGCTGCTGGTGGATGCTTTGAAAGAATACGGTGCGCGATCGATCACAGGATCTACGTTGCCGGCGACGCGCCAGGCGGCTGTCGATGCGTTCCAGGGTGATGCTTCATGTCGCGTCCTGGTGTGCAACATCGTAGCCGGTGGAACAGGGACGACGCTCACAGCAGGACACGATGTGGTGTTCGTTGAGTCCTCCTGGGTGCCGGGAGAAAACGAACAAGCAGAAGATCGGGAGCACAGGATTGGGCAAAAGTTCGCGGTGATCGTTCACCAATTGGTGGTGGAAGGATCGCTGGATGCAAAAATCTTGGGGTCCGCAGCACACAAACGACGGGATGTCGGTGGTGTGCTGGATGGCTCAGCACGGGTGCCAGACGGGCCAAGGGGGTGAACGTGGGCAAGCTATCTGATGTAGAATTGGCGCGACTGCTTTCTAACTCACTCAGTGGACAGTGTTCCGAATGGCCTCAACTCAAGCCTCTTTTATGTCGATTGGCGGACAAGGTTGAAGACTTGGAGCGTCGTATGGAACGCGCCCGTATCGAGCTCACTATTTGGTAACGACCAGGAGAACACATGCTCGAAATCCGCATAGATATAGTGCCCTTCGGCCAGGAAAGCATGCGCCGTCCGCTGGAGCAGCTTTACATCATCAACACAGCCGATCACCCGCGCCGGCCGGAATATGGGAATTACGACGTAAAGGCGGTGAAACATAGCGCGGACGGTATTGAGGTACGGTTTGTCGGGAAGATCAAAGGCCATCCCCGCGACAGAGGCTATTGGCCGCTTATCAGAAAAGCAATAAAAGCACTTGACAGCGAGTAAACGGGAACTCATAAGAGGAGAAAAAGGAGGTGCTGCGGTGAAGGTAATCGGTAAAAGCAATTTTGATCTTGAAACAGTGAGTGACTTTCTCGTGTGTGATAGCGCGACCAAATATTATGCGAAGCGCATCGCAGCGTTTCTTAACGCACAAGAAGCCGGCGGTGATTACAGCCAGACCTATTATGTCGCTGTGGAAGACGGCTATGAGTTATACCGATGGGAACCGTAAATAGAAAAGGAGAAAAAGTTGAACAACCTGATTGAAAGATTTATTGCGGCAATGGAGAAAATTGCGGACGCCCTGTCCACCCCGGCGTTTCCGACCAAGCCCTGTGCGTGTGAGCAGGCCGCGCCCACAAAGGTCGCTGCGCCAGCGGTTGCCCCGGCAGCGCTCGTCCACGTCGGCCCCGAGCACATCGATGTCGGCTACAAAGGCATCACCGACTACGAGGCGCTCAAGAAACTCTGCGCCGAGCGGGGGATCGCCGTGCCTCCTCGTACCAAAGGCCCGACTTTGGTGAAGAACCTGAAGACCTGGGATGCTGTGCAGATTGTGAACAAGCCCGCGGCGGCGCCCGGCGAAGTCTCTTCTTTTGGTGCCAATCCTCCGGTGGTTCAAGCGCCCGCGCCCGTCTCAGCGCCAGAACCTGTGCCGGCGCCAGAAGCTGACCCCTTCGTCGAAAACACCCCCGAGCCGCCGGCCGCCCGCACGTTCGAAGAAACCCTCGTCGTGCTCCAAGCGCTGATGAAGGTGAGGGGCAACGCCTACGTGTCGGCCATGATCAAAAAGCACACAGGCTTTGGTGCGTACAAGGACGTAAAGAAGCTGGAAAAGCCAGCGCAAGACACGGCCCTCACCGCGCTCTACAACGAAGCTATCCAGGAGCAGAACTGATGGGTCAACATGCAGAGCGCGGTCTTCAGCCAAGTTCGTTCAAACGGACGTTGCATTGCCCAGGCTGGGCGAACTTGGTGGAAGACGTTCCTCGCAAAGAGCCGTCAAAGTGGGCGGCCGAAGGCTCCGTGGCGCATGAACTTAACGACCTGTGCCTCAAGCAAAACAAGTCCGCTTTCGACTTCATCGGCAAAGTAGGCTGGCATGTGGGCGGCAAAACCGGGATCGACACTTCCTCTGGTAAAACTGGCAAGCATCTCCTCTTCACCATCGATGAGGCCATGGCCGAAGCGTGTCAAATCTACATTGACTTCGTCCGTGGCCTGCGCGATCGCCTGGTCGGCTGCATCTTTGAAACGGAAAAGAAGCTGGATCTGTCCTGGATCGTGCCCGGTATGTTTGGCACCGGCGACTTTACAGCTATTGAGCCCCTCACCACCATCTACGTCGTTGACTACAAGCACGGCGCCGGCGTCCCGGTGGACATAGGCGCCACCGTTGGCGACAATGAGCAGACCACTATTTATGCGCTCGGCACCCTCGGCAAAGACAATCCCCACGGCGTCTCGCATGTTGAGGCGACGATTGTGCAGCCGCGTGCGTCTTACGCCGGCGGAGTGATTCGTTCGGTGTCTTATCGGGTCAAGGATCTCTACGCCTGGGCGTTTGACGTGATGAAACCTGCCGCCGAAGCGTCCAAGCGACCCGACGCACCGCTCGCCTCCGGCCCATGGTGTCACTGGTGTCCCGGGGCTGAGACAATCATGGCCGACGGGCGCGTGCTGTGCCCCGAGATCAGGAAACAAGCGCTGGAGAAAGTTGAGATCATGTTCCCCGAGGTGGTCACAGTTGATGAGATAAAAGCCAGAGCCGCGCAGCTACCTGGGGAGAGCTTGGACTACATCCTCGAGCGCATGGATATTCTCAAACTCATGTACGAAGCGGCACAAGCTGAAGCATTCTCCCGGCTGCGCAGCGGAGCGGCCAACGCGCCAACGAAGTTTAAATTGGTCCAGGGGCGGCAGGGCAACCGCGCCTGGGCAGACGATGGTGCGGCAACAAACGCCCTTTGCATAGTGATAGACGACAACGATTTGTTCGAACGCAAACTGCGCAGTCCCACCAGAATCGAAGCTGCGCTAAAGAAAGGAGGGCTCAAACCCGCAGAGGTGTCGGCAGTGATCGCACCTTTGCTCGCCGAACGCAGAGCAGGCGCTCCCACCTTGGCCAAGATCGATGACCCCCGGCCAGCCCTGCCGCCTTCGGCGGAACAAATGTTCGACTGACGAAGAACGAGATTACGCTCTGGCGCTATGCCGAATCTGTAACAACCCGAAAAAGGACCGGCAGTGGGTCGCATGATGGGCGCGAAGTTAAACTTAATGTCGCAGTTGCAGATTCCGCATAGCGCCAGAGACGCACATGCACACATCAGAAACGGAGAAAAAGCAGAAACATGGCAAACAACGTATCTAAACCGGCCAGAACCAGCCCGCCCGTGCGGGTGTCCTACACTCAATCCCTTTTCACCCCCAAGGCGTTCCAGGCGGGCCAAGACCCCAAGTACTCGGTGACGATCATGATCGATAAAACCAATGCCGAGCAAATGGCCTTTATGAAAGCGATCCACGCAGATGCGCAGGCGGCCCTGGCCGAAGCCTGGCCGGATCAGGCCAAGCGCCCGCGTATTGCGCTGGTGGGTGAAACAAAATCCCTCATCAAAGATGGTGACAAAACGATGGGCAACGACGGCGTGCCGCTGGTTGAGAAGAACCCCGAGTATGCGGGGCACTACCTCATCCGCGTCTCGGCCAAGCAAAAGCCCGTCGTCGTCGATCGCAATCGCCAGGAGATCATCGACCCCGCCGTGGTGTACGGCGGCTGTGTCTGCAAGGTGAACATCAACGTCTACAGCTTTGACACCCCGGCCAACAAAGGCGTCACCGCGGGCATCAATGGTGTCCAATTCTGGGCGGACGGAGAACGGCTCGGCGGCGGGCGCCCGGCGCTCGAATCTATGTTCGACGCAGCCGGCCCCGCGCCGGTGGATGACCCCTTCGTTGGCGTCACCAAAGATATCCCCTTCTAACTCACAGGCGACGCGGTGTAAAAGCCGCGTCGCTTTTTTCTGGAGGCCCCGTGGATAAAACCCAAACACCGATCACAATATCCCTCGCCGAATACGAAGAACTTCTCGCCGCGCAAGAAAAGCTGAACACGCTCGAAGCCTTTGGCGTGGATAGCTGGGACGGCTACGCTGCGGCTATGGAAGCGATGGAGGAAGAAGACGGTTCTTAACGATAGGGAGAACGTGGCTATGTTGAAATCACCTGATAGTGGATGTCCTAAAGAGTGCCCTTGGTTTGTTGGAACTCACAACTGCCGAGAATGCGATGGTACTGAACGATTCGTGCGGTGGTTCATGTATGGGGCGCCGAGCAGGGCAATGTCCCAAGAAGAAAGAGCGTTTTTGGTCGAAGACGCCGATCATTGCGGAGAAGGGTTTTACCAGAGTGCCGAACTCGAAATGATGAGCGATAAAGATCTGGCGTCGGCAGCGTTGAACGCTTGGGGCATGTACGTCAAATCGAATTGTATTTAGGCCCGCAACGACCCGCTTTACGATCCTCCAAGGAGAACGATGATTGATCCTGACCATCGACTGGGAAACCAGAAGCGCAGCAGACCTTAAATCCTGTGGAGTGTTCCCCTACGCCGTCCACCCATCCACAGAGATGATGTGCCTCTCCGTCAAAATTGACGCCCGCCCCGTCATGCTCTGGATAAATCAAAAGTTTCAGAGCATGGTGGACATCTCTCAAATTCGCTACGAGATCATCGGCGCCCCGCGCGTCGCTCAGCTCGTTGCGCAAGCAGATGAGATCCACGCCTTTAATGCCCAATTCGAATACGTAAATTGGAATGACAACGCTGTGCCACGCCTCGGCTGGGCGCCGCTGCCGCTGGAAAAGCTCCACGATGTCCAGGCACAATGCGCCTACGCAGCGCTGCCCATGCACCTGGGTGAAGCGGGGAAAGCGCTGGGGCTGAGCATCCAGAAGGACGCCGAGGGCCACAAGATCATGTTAAAACTTTGCCGCCCCCGCCGCCCGCGCAAAGCAGAAAAAGGAGCGTTCCCAAATTGGGCACAGATGTTGTTCTGGAACGAAGACCCCGCTGACCTGATCAAGCTGTTCAACTATTGTGGCCAGGATGCGGACGCCGAATACTATCTTGGCTCTGTGCTGCCCAAGCTGCCCGACAAAGAGCGGAAGATCTGGCTCATGGATTTTCGGATCAACAACCGTGGGGTTCCCGTCGATGTCGAAAGCGTCAAGGCTATCATCAAAGTCGTCGGTGAGCGCGAGGAAAAGCAGTTGGCCCGATTCGCCGAGTTGACCGGGGGCGCCGTGTCTGGTCCACGCAGTTACGTGGCCTTAAAGGCGTGGGTGCTACAACACATCCCCGGCCTGGACTTTCTTGAATCAGTGGATAAAAATTCTACCGCCGAATTGCTCAAACGTAATGATTTATCCCCCGTCGTAAGAGAAATTCTCCAGATCAAGTCCGAATTAAGCAAATCCTCAGTGGCCAAGTTTCGATCCATGATGGATAAACTCTGCGCCGATGAGCGCATCCGAGGTATGTTCGCCTATCATGGTGCCGCCACGTCACGTTGGGCTGCCCGGGGAGTTCAGCTCCACAACCAGCCACGCGATTCTTACAAGCCAAAGATGTTCGAAGGTGCCGCCGAGTTGTTCAAAGCCGGGGATGCTGAAGGGCTCGCCCTGCTCTACGACGATCCTTTCTTTGCAGCGTCCCGCTGCATCCGCGGTGCGCTTTGCACGCGCCCCGGCCGTCGCTTCCTATGCGCTGATTTTTCATCTATCGAAGCAAGGGCTGTGGCACACATCGCCGGCGAGATAGAGGTAGTCGAAGCGTTTCGCTCCGGCAAAGATCTCTATAAGGTATCCGCCTCCAGCACTTTCAACATACCGTATGAAGAAGTGAACAGCGCCCAGCGCCAGGTGGGCAAGACCTCCATCCTCGCCCTTGGCTACGGCGGGGGCATCGGCGCATACGCCAAGATGGCCGCCGGTTACAACATCGATCTTGAAACTCTCCCTCCACTCATTCTCCCTACCGCAACGCCCGAAGAACTCGGCGGGCAGTGGGGGGCCAAAGCGCTCGCCAAAGCCTACCTTGCCCGCACGCCAGATGCTGAGATGAGCTTTGACGCCGCTGTTGCGTGCGATGTGATCAAGCGCCGCTGGCGAGCCGCCAACCCCAACACTGTGCGCCTGTGGAAAGGTCTGGGCGAAGCAGCCTATCAGGCGGTGGAGCGCCCCGGCCAGATCTTTGCTTATCGCGGCATCAAGTACGTGGTGCATGGTGGGTTCTTGAAATGTCTCATGCCGGCCGGCGGGGTCATGCATTATTTTGATCCGCAGATCCGACCGGTGCGGCGTGTCTGGGAAGAAGATCCGGACTACGAAGGTGATCTGACCATCACTTACATGGGCATGAAGGTGGTCGAAGGTGGGGCGACGACGCGCCAATGGACGCGCCTTGCCACCTACGGGGCAAAAATTTGCGAAAATATTACCCAGAAATACTGCCGTGATCTTTTGGCGGAGTCCATGCTACGTCTCGAAGCCGCTGGCTACCCCGTTGTACTTCATGTTCATGACGAAGCCGCGTCTGAACTCCCTATGGGCGTCGGGTCGCTCAAGGAGTTTGAGCGCCTGGTTGTTGAAGTCCCCACCTGGGCGGCGGGCATGCCTATCGCTTGTGAAGGTTGGGAGGGGCCGCGCTATTTTAAGGCTTGACACCACACAATCGGGAACACATAAGGGGAGAAAAGGAGGAAAGCAGATGCGACTGAATCAATACGACTTGCAATGGTGTGTCCGGCTGCTCCCCAAGGCGCTGCGCGACATAATGAAAAAAGAAGAGATTGTTGTCGCCGGCGGGTATGTTCGGTCCTGTGTCACACGCGAGACGGTGAACGACATTGATCTTTTCATCCCCGAGCGTGACTACGCTTTACATCTCGCGGCGGCGTTGTCGGTAGGGGCGAAGCCTCACCGAACGGTCAACGCCATCACTGTCCGTGGGTTAAAATACCCGGTGCAGTTTATCACCCGCTGGGTGTACGACGCCCCACAAGAAGTGCTCTCTTCGTTTGATTTCACCATTTGCCAGGCGGCCTTCTGGTGGGATCACTACTGCCAGCGGTGGGCCAGCGCGGTGTCGGATGATTTTTACGTGGACCTTGCGGCCAAGCGGCTGGTCTACACCAATCCGGTGCGCGAAGAAGCGCCTGGGGGCAGCATGTTGCGCGTGCTCAAGTATTACCAGCGCGGCTACCGCATCACAATCAAGTCGCTGTCGGATGTCATCGCCCGGCTGGCCCACGGCGTGCGGTTTGATTACCGCATGGTGTGCGTTGACGAGTTGGACACGCTGCTGTTCGCTCACGTTGTCAAAGGCTTGCTTCACGAAGTTGATCCGAGCATCGACCCCGATCACATTATTGAGGAGAACTGACCATGGCCCACAACCAAATTCACCGAATGGTGCCGGAAGACGAAATCGAGCTGCACGTCACCGTCCTCTCCGACATCATGCAAAACGGTGTGCGCATGATCCAGGCGCAAAGCGTTCAACCCGCCACCCCGTCGTTCTGGCTGGCTGAAGGTTTCATCGATTACATGTATGACATGGAAGTGAACAAACCGAACGTCCTTTACGTTCCTATTACGATCGCCCGGGAAGCGGGTGTGGAGGTGAAACGTGGATAGACCAACGAAAGAAGAGGCAATTAAAGAGTCTTTGATCCTGTGGCGCGAGCTGGCGACGAATCCGAAGCACGATGGCTTTACCGTTAAAAGAGGCGTTGTGCGCAGTCTTGTTTCCGATGGCGTGCTGCCGCCACGTGCGTTGCAGTATGAAAACTCTTGCCCGTTATGCGCCTACAGTATGGAAGGCGACCGCGAGTGCATCCGTTGCCCCTGGCCGGGCAGAGGGTGTATCCGGTGTAAGCGCGAAGGAGTTTATGGCTTGTGGGTGAAACGACCGAGCCACGGCACCGCCCGCCCCGTGTTCGAACTGATGAAGCAGCTTGCCAAAGTCGAAGCGCAGCCCACGTTCAAGGTCGGCGATCGGGTGAAGCTGGTGGACATGAAGGGCACCGAAGACCAAGTCTACGCCGATGACCCTGTCAACCCGCTCTGGGGCGGCAAAGAAGGAAAGGTCCGTGGCACAGTGACCGGGCCTCTTAATGACCCCTACTATACGCTGTGCGTGAAGTGGGACAACGGCCAGGATAATCATTACGCTCCGCGCAACCTCGCCCTGCTCACCGCCGCTGACGAGCAGCCCACCTTCAAGGTCGGTGATCGGGTGAAGTTGGTGAACCTGCTGTACGAAAACGGTGACGAATGGTCTGATGGTAGCCTCAACCCGCTCTGGGGCGGCAAAAGAGGTAAGGTCCGCGGCACGGTGAACCAAGTAGGCATGCTCGCCGCCAGCGACCACTACTTGGTTATTGGCGTCGAATGGGACAACGGTTTCAAGAATCAATACAACCAGCGCAACCTCGCCCTGCTCACCGCCGAAGAAGACCGCATCGACATCGTCGCAGGCCAGCTTTACCACCACGAGGGCCAGGTAATCCTGGCCACATACGATGATGGTTTCATCGCCTTCTATGATCTGAAAGGACACTCCGTCGCCAGTGACGGCGATGAAGGAGATGTGTTCTCAGCAGATTATGAAGGTTATGACGTTCATCGCAACAAGCTGATCCCCACCGGCAAATCTCTCCAGGATTTATATGCCCGAGCTCAGTAGCAGAAACGAGTACTCAGTTGATGTCAATTACCTCACACACGAATCACCAGATGACGCGCCTTGGGCAGAAGACGACCTGTATGCCACGCAGCCGTTTCGGTATTGCACGCTCTGCGGCCATCGCCTCGCCCGCTGCAACACTGGCGAGCAGTGCCTGCGCCATGGCAGCCTGCAAGCCCCGCAGCGTTTGCGCGGGCGCACGTATGAGGGCTCGCCTTGCAAAATATGCGGCGGCACTGAGCGTTATAATTCATCCGGATCGTGTGTGGCCTGCCAGCGGGGCCGGGTGCTCAAAACCATCACTTTTGATGGTCGGCCGTGTGGGACGTGCGGGCGTACGTTGAGATACAAAACAAATCATAACTGCGTGCATTGCGCGCGAAGGAGGAAAAAGTGAAAAGAATACTTGCTCTGATCATCTTGTTGGCGCTGTGTGTGCCCGCCTGCGCGGCGGACAAGGACTCGCAGCAATACCAAGTGGATGTCACCATCCGCTTCAACAGCCTGTCCATGGCTGAGTTTACGGAGATCCAGGCGGTGCTCGACAAGCTGGCCAAGCAGTCATGCAAGACGACGATCGAGCTGACGAAGCTGGAAGGGTTGGCTACAGTTGGGTGGACGCTCTCTACTGGTGGCAGCGTCACCCGTAGTGTTATTTACGACCTATCAGCGCAAGAAAACAAGGAGGTGAACGAGTGAAAAGCATTACCATCATCCTGCTTTTGGTGCTCATCATCGGCTGCGCCGCGCTGCCCAAAGCGCAAGCCCCCGCCCCGCCGGAAAACGTGAACGATCGCCTGGTCGCTATCGAAGCTTCTCTGCCTGACGCCACGAAAAAGGTAGAGGCCACCGCCGCCTGGGCAGAATATAAAGCAGCGGCGACCGTGACGGACGAAAAACTCAAGGCGGTGAAAGAGCTGCCGGAGTTCAAAGCCTATCAGCGCCTGATCACCGAGCGTGCCTACTTGCAGAAATTTGTGGAGCCGAAGCGATGAAGGGCAGGATAATCGCGTTCTCCGGCACGCACGGCACGGGTAAAACCACGGCGGTGTATGCTTTGGCCGCAGAGATGAAAAAGGCGGTGAGAGGGGAAGTTGGCATCATCCTCGAAACCGCCCGCCGCTGTCCCTTCCCCATCTGCAAAGTGGAGGAGGAGATGGTAGAAGATGCTCAGCTCTGGATCTTTGCCGAACAAATTCGCTGCGAACTCGAAGCCGCGCAGAGATACGATCTGGTGATCTCCGACCGCACCGCCGTGGACTGCATCGCCTATTCGTCGGTGGGCGGGTTCCACGAGCTGGCCTATGGGCAAGTGGCCGTTGTCCGGCGCCACCTGCCTGTCTACAAAAAGATCATTTTCCTTGGATCGCAGGACAACCCGTACCACACAGATGATTGCCTGCGGCATAAAGATCCCACGCTTCGCGCAGAGGTCGAGCTGCGGCTGCTCGACCTTTACCGCGAACTTGGGGTTAAACTGGAGAGAGGGTAATATGAACGACCAACTGCAAACGGCTCTGGCCGAGATGATCAACAAGTCCACCACGGGCATTGAGAAAGCCAGCGGGTTTCTTCAAGCTGAGATCCCCGACGTGGTGCGCCAGCTTTTGCTCTGGCACGGTATCCAAGATTTTATCTGCTTTTGCACCGGGCTGGTGCTGTTGGCGGGGTGGGGTTACTGCCTGCGCCGCTTCGTGATAAAAAACTGGGCTGTGATCAAAGAAAAAGATGATAATGAAGGTTTCCTCATAACGATGTTGGCGCTTATATGTGGGGTGGTTTTGGTCATCCCATTTGCGTTCATCTTCCCCTTGACTTGGCTCAAGATCTGGATCGCCCCCAAAGTTTGGCTGCTCGACTACGCCGCGTCGCTGGTAAAATAAAAGGAGAAAAGCCATGCCCTACACCTACCCCGAAGAGGCCAAGATGGATGCGGCGAAAAGAACCGCCGCTCGAGCACAATGCTATCTTTGTCGGCATTTTCAAAAGGAGGTGTGGCTGGCCACAACGGTCGGTGTGATTGCTACTGCGCGGTGTCTGGAGAGCGGGAGCTGCTTTCCGGATGCCGCGCATTTGTGTGTGCGCTTTGAAGCAAAGGAGAAGAGATGACTTACGAAGCGTGGAACATAATTGAACCGATGCGCGAAGGCGAGTCCGGACCGGAGCGGTTTCAACGGTATCTTGATTACGAGCATGAAGCAAACAAAGCCTTCCAGCGCGGCGACCAGTGGAGCGCCTCGGAGATCAAAAAGGCTCTCGACCACTGGAGCGAGCACGTGGCGCTGACACCGAGGGAAATGTCCAAGAGCAAGGCCACCTGCACATGCGCCGACCCCGTTTACACCTGGAAGCGATACGATTCGCCGTCCGCAGAGAGTATCAAGCTGCGCGCCGAAGAGGCGAAGACAATTATGAGGGAGATGCTGGACCGCAGATTCTCCCACCTTGTAAAAGATGCATTCACTCCAAAGGAGAAGAAAATGGAAACCAAATACGAGTACAAAGTGGCAGATCACGCGAACTTGACCCCCGAAAACATCGCCAAGCATAGCCCAAGCGAAAAAGAGTTCGGGCGTTATTCGCTGTGGTATTTTGGCAGCAAGCGGGGCATGTTTAAAACTGAGCAAAACCTCGCCGCCATCGTCGAGAAAGGCGAAACAGTCTGGCTGGATTGGCTGGTGAGCAAGGGCTTGGTTGAGCGCACGGAGAAAAAGCGGAAGCTGACGATCGAAGACATGCAACTGTCAACGTGCCACGAAGGCGTGGCCCTGCGGGTGGGTTCTAAAACTGTGCTCATTTTCGAGCCGGACGGGTGTGTCCAGCGTGTGCTCTCAGCCCAAACTCCTTTCATTCCTGTGGACAAAGACGGGAAGATCATCATCCGATAAAAACCCCGCCCCGACCACCCACGATCAGGGGCGCCCCTGATCGTGGGCTAAACATACTCCTTCACCACATCCACGATTTTCCCCTCCCGCACCAGCAGCACCGGAAACCCTAACACCACCGGATCATACATCGCCTTCTCGGCGTAATCCGACACCCCCCGCATCGATGTGCGCCGAAACGTCCCTGTATTCAAATAGTACCGATGGTCGGGATGGATGTAGCGCGCCGCCTGTTCGCCCTCCATGTAGTTCTGTTTGATTGCCCCATCTTCGGATGTCATGTAAAGCGTCTTCTTGGGCTTGGACACCAGGAGAAGGTGTGAATGACCCATCGCCGCCACGGCGCAGTCGCCAGCCTTGTTCTTCAGTTTTCGCTTGAGCGACAGGTTCAGGTTTGCCTCAACCCGAATCGGATCATCTGCTGCTGACTTGATTGACCCCCTCCCATGCGCGGCATAGACCTTAAACAGCAGCTCACCGCGCTTGTTGCGATAAGAAATGATGCTGGTGTACGTGCCATAGGCCACGGACAGGTCGCGGCAGATCCCGCCGACGTAATCGTAATAGCGCATGAGCGTGTCTTCGTGGTTGCCATAGAGCAGCACATCGATTTGCCGCCGGTGGGGCTTGATCAGGTCGCGGAAGTGCTCGGCCTGGAGTTCCGGCCGGATCTTTTTAAGGTCAATGGTGTGAGTGTCAAAGCGTTTGTCGGAGTGATCGATCGCTTCGATGTAATCGCCCATACCTATGATGCGGTTGGTTTTGACCCCGTGGTATTCACCGCCGGCGAGCGCCAGCGCAGCGTCAAAGCCGCTGTCATGAAACAGCAGCGAGCCGATGTGCAGATCACCGAAAAAGAACACGTTGAAATTCTGCGGCACTTCTATGTCTACGAACTCCATTAGGATTCCCTTTGCTGTTTCAGATCATAGCAGTTGGTGCAACGATACTCGTCGCATGGCCGGCCGCAATCAGGGCAAAAACCGCCCGCCTTGCGTGCGGCCCTCTTACGAGCCTCATAGTCAGACACCTTTTCAATGTGGCGGCGGCGGAAGGCTCTGCTGTGTTTCGCCATCACGGACAGGTGGAACAGGCATTTGGTCCGACCAGGGTGCAGCGGCCGGTAGCACCGCGAGCATAGCCCGAGGGCTTTATGTTTTTTCGCGTTGCAGGGCATAAGAAAAGCGGCCACACCTTTCGATGCGCCGCTCCTTTCTCATCTGGTTTGAAGCTCTTATTGCTGGCTCTGTACGCCGGCGATGAACGCTTCCGCGGCGTGGTAGAGCAGGGCTTTATTCACTTTGCTGGTGTCCACCACGTCTCCATTCACAGTGACGCCAAGACGCCCGTAGAGCCTTTGAATAGCAAACAGCATAAGCGCGCTGTCGGTGTCACCTTTTTTCAAAGCACGTACCCAAGCGTCGGTGAGCATGGCTGAAATATTCAGTTCATTATCCATCTGGTCTTTCATGTCCTGGGCTGCGGTCGTCAAGTCTTCAGCCGCATCCGGGTCTTTAGACGCCCAGATAGCCCCGATGGCAAAAGCGTCCTGGTACACCGCATCTTCCACTTGTGTGGGAGTCATCTCCGGGCCATAGAGTGCGTCCGTCACTCCGGCGCAGCCGATGACTCCTGCGCAGCCGATAAGCAGGGCCGCGGATAGGATCATTATCGCTTGTGTTTTTTTTCCCATTTGGCTCTTTTCTCCTTTTGTAATTGGATGGTCCTGTGAACAGGGCACTTAGCGCAAAACACCGTCCCAATCTTTCTACAGTGTAAACACTTCTGGCTGATAATAGCCTGTGTCTCTCTCATCTTCATCCTCCGCGGGGCGCCTGAACGTGATCGGGCAGATGAATTGGTTGGTGTCCGAGTTGTAGGCGGGGTCGGTGTCCATACAATGGCCGCGATCATAGTAGGCGCAAATGCACCGGGTGTCTTTGATCATACTACGATCGCAGCCGTTCATGTCAGATCATCGCCGCAATAGGGGCACATCTTAGCCCGCTCAAAATATGCTACATCGCAAAATAATGCATCGTATTCTTCGCGTGTTATAGTGGCACGTTCAACAGGAATTTCATTTCCACTCGTGAATTTCAGCTTTAAATTATCATACGCTTCTTTATATTCCACGGGGGCAGCCTTTCTTCTCCAACAGGTCCGACAGATCACGTTCTTCTGTACCTTCATCGTTGATACCGGCGAGCACGTCCTCGTCCATCACCCAGCCCATGTCCAACTCTTCGAACCAGATGATGTGTTCCATGCTGACCCCGTTTAGAATTTCTTCGGATTGCCGACGAAGGGCACGATAGTTTTTAAATTCTCGAAGAACGCCGGCCAGCGGCCTTTGATGAAGGCGCCGCCGATACCACCGATAGCCAGCAACAAGAACTTGTTGTTGGCCCACACGCCTTCAAACCAGAAGTCGGTGCCAACAGACGACCACCAAAGCATGAAGTCTTTCATTCAATCACCTCACCAGCGTTCGCTGAAGTCGTTGTCCATGTTGTTTGTGGATTCCACCAAGGGGTGTAGTCTGGGTAGGAAGGCGCAGGGTAGGTCGGCCACACGTAGACCGGCGCCTGTGGCGCGTTGAACATGCGCTTCAGCGCTTCGTATTGGTCTTTGGTGAGCACGATCTTTTTCTCACCGAGGGTTATGGTTACTTCGGTTATTTCAATCATTTGGTTTCTCCTAATTCCCAGAAGTGTTTGTCAATCAGAGCACTGATACCCGGGGGTGAGTCTTGCTGCATAGATTCAAGATCGCGTCCGAACTTCTCCAGCATCGCCGCCAACTTTGGTGTCGGCACCGGGCCTGTCAGCACGCCGAAGCAACCGGTGTCGTCACCGCGTTTTTCGTGGGCGAGGCTGCTTGCTTTCATCCGTCGGGCGAAGCGCCTGTAATCGCGAGTGCCTTGTACCAACCAGCCGCTCATCTCGTCACATTTCCTTCCACATCATAAATGGGCAGCCCACTGTCGCGCATAATCCCCGCCGTCAGCTCGCCTTCAAACGCCACATCAAACGAATCACCGCGTGTCACCAGCATCTCCAAGTCCGCCGGGGTCCAGCCGCGCCAGCCGGTCGAAAAATCCTCCAGCCCGTAGCCATGATAAAACGCTGAGACGATTTCAGAGCAGATGGCATTCGCCCCGGCGCCGATCGATGTAATCCAGCGGGGCAGGGCGACGGCCGCCAGCCCCTGGATGACCAGGCGGTGCAACGGATACACAGAGCCGTCGAAGCGGCCCATCGCCGCCTTATCCCAGGCCAGCCAAAACTTAGGGGAGGTCATGCCCACGCTTTTCGCCGGGCGGCCGATAATGATGCGTGAGCCAAGATAGTCACAGAGTCCGTTTGCGCGTCTGCGTGTGCGCCAGCGAGCCGCAAAGGTTTCACCCAGATGGTTGGTGATCAGCTCAGCATGAGAGCAGGTGGGTTCGAAGTGCGGGGATTGTAGCGCTTGAGCACGGATGATGGTTTTGGACAGCAGCTTGTCGCGCCATTTGGCGTCTGGTCCACCGACACCGGAGGTGAGTAATATGTCGCCTGGCGAGAGATTCAGCGTGGGCATGACTACTCCTTGTAGGTAATATAGGTTCCTAAATGATTGTTCGTCAACAACTTTTTGCTTTCACCGCAGCACGCATGGCGCTCCACAAATGATAGAGCTGCTGGGCCTCGTAGGCGGCAGCGCTGTGCGTCTTGTTGGCTTTGCACAGATCAAAGTGTTTCTTGCTGTAAGCAGCGATATTTTTGTCGATGAGGACCAGATCGAGCTGAACTTTTTTGTCTTTGCCAAACCAGAGCACGGGGTTATTTCCTCCACCCTTAGCTATCCGTTTTTTATTGATCCTTGCCTTCATTTTTCTTGAATATTGAGATGAAACTCAGCGCCGCTACCACGGCGTCAAGAAACAGTTCGAATTTAGACGGTTTGGATTCTTCGCTGTGGCGTTGTTTACGCCGTTCCTTTCTGTCCATGAGATCATCCTTTCAGTTATTTTCGCAGGTTGTAAAACCGCACACGGCCGATCTGCTTTACGAACTTTGTTTCATCCGCCCACTTGGGCGGCGGGATGGACACGTCGTAGTAGTGCGTCGCCGCCAAGCCGCCTGGCCGTCCGGCCACCGCGTCCTCTGCGATTTGCATACACTCGAGCCACTGCTTGTCATCTTCCTTGGGCCAGAAGGTAAGCTGCGCGTCCTTGGGGTCGGTGAGGCTGGAGAACTGCCACTTTTGAAACAGCACGCCCATCACCCCTCGCCCCCACCAGCCAGGCGCTGACGCCCGTGTCATGACCACTGAAGCGATGGCGCGCCGGCATTCGATCGATTCACCCCGGGCTTCACGCCAAAGCGCCAAGGCCAAAAACACTACATCGTCTTTTTTCATCAGCTCCCCGCCTTTCGAAGATACTCCGCCACGGCGATCACAATGTAGTCCTTGGCAGCCAGCCAGAGGGCGTACACCGCCGCCGCTCCGCCGACCATACCCCCACCTGTTTGCATGCATGTGTTGCGCAGCCAGCGGCGGCGAGAATCAGCTTCATACTTGGCCTTGAATTGGATGTGGTTCCATATCAGCCGGCCGAGCGCTTTGTCTGGGTTTTCCTGGACATACTTTACCGCGTCGTCTTCTGATCTGATTTCAACTTCAAGTCCGCTCATGTTTGTGGCTCCCTATTGGTAGCTTCCAGTCCCATGAATTATAGTATTCACACCCATACGGCGCGCTGATTCTGTCTCATAAAAACTGTTCGCGTATTCTTCGATGTTCAGGTATCCATCGCTGTCTGTATCGCTCAAGGCGTCGTTCGCGGACGGATTCATACCGTGAGCCGATTCCCATGCGTCTGGTATTCCGTCCGAGTCAGTGTCGGTTGGATAGGAGCCTGAAAGCGTGGGATACCCACCAGCTTCGGTCACGGTATCGTATAGCGTTCCCGTACCGTCCACAACCTGTTGAACAATGCGCGTATCAATCACATCTCTGTCCCACGGACGCGCGCCGACAGAAGCAAGGACGCTTGAATAGATCGTTGAACCTTCCGCGAAACTCGTACCGGCCCCGGTAAATGCTGGTGTTCCGACCACGTTTTCTTCGTCAGTGTAAAAGTCTAAAGCTCCGTACCCGGAAGAGTAATTCAGCGTATCGTAAACAGCGGTTGTACCCGTATTTTCTGCTGGCAGGATCATGACATGCGGCCAAACAGTATCCCAATTAAGGCCACGCTTTAGGTAGTTTCCTATGATATTCACGCGAAAGGTTTGCGTCGGATGGTCAGGATCGCCAATCCGTATTCCGTGCGTTTCGCGGTTGTAGAAGATGTTCGATATGATCTCTATCTCGTCTCCGCGAAGGAGAGGATTCCTGCTTTTAGTGTTGGCCAGAAGGTTTCGGTAGAATGAAATTTTAGACGACTGATAATGGAAATATACGCCCATCGCGTGGATGCCGTCAGGATGGATAGAATCCGCGAGCGCTTCTCCAATAAGGCAGCTTGAGATAGTGACGTTTGCAACATCTGGATGCCATGTTGAAATAGTTTCATCGCTGGCCCAAGTTAACGAGCAGTGGTCTATGATGTGGTTTGACGTGCCTGTTCCAGCGGATTCTTCTATTTGAACGCAATCTCTATTATCGACCGCCGATCCTGTGTCGGTGCGATCTCCTGGGCGGATAATAAGTCCTCTGGTAATCGTGTTTTTGCATTTGTACCGGATGCCTGCATTTGCAAGACATAGCCCGCCCGGTGAAGTCGATCCAAAAATGGTCATATTATCTTCATCGGCTATGATATTATCGGTAAGCTGGATCGTGCCGGATGCTTTTACCACAATTATCTTAGGTCCTACCACAGCCGCCGCTGCACGAAGGCTACCTGTTCCGCTATCATTGGTATTTGTGACGAAGACAAGTTGGGTCCCGTCAACTCTGCCTCCAGTAGCAGAAGCGCCGAAGCCTATCGCGCCCGGGAAAGCATTTAAGGCATACGCCTCAGATGATGAAAGAACAAATATCAATATGGCTAAAATAATCTTCAATGATAGCCGCCTGTGCCATAAATACGCGTACCGTTGCCGCCAAAAGAGCGTGCTGGAATTGGCGTCGGTGTAGGTGTTGGAGTCGGTGTAGGTGTTGGAGTCGGTGTTGCTTCCCCGCCGAATGTAATAGCCGCTGATGCCGGTGATATTCCACCCGTTGAATCCACCACAAACAGGTATCCCGTATCGCCGGAGCTAAATAGCCCCTGATTTATCTGAGCCGTAATACTGTTAGCTCCCCACGACGTTGGCGTCAGCATAGTCAGTTTAGTGCAATTTGCGTATGTGGCGTTGTTTCCTATCTCCACATGGGCGCGAGCATTTGCTCCTGTGGCCACGTAGATGTCGTCCATAATGGCTCCAGCACATGACGATGCGGTCAGCCATCCAGTAAACCTTATTTGCGTCCAATATGGCGAGTTAGCGTCAGAAAATATGCGCTGGTTTGTGATAGTAGTAGTATTTATGCCGTCTGTCTGGTTTAAATCCTGCCATGTATAGATGCCATTCGCAGATGCCGGATTACTACTATCTGCCTTTAGGTAGACCGAAAACCGCATCCACTGGCCCCATCTCCAATTTAAATCTTGGTAGGTGTTGAACCCCCCACCGTTGCCGTCCACTTTCCAGCCGGGGGTATAAGTCGGAATACACAAATCATCATCGCCTACCGAACTATTGTTCGTCAACCACGTCATCTTCCAAGATGACGCCTCCGGGAAATTTCCTGGTGAAGATGTACCAGGAAAACATTTTCCACCAGGTATTTGAACCCAATATGAGATATAAATCTCAGTCGCATTTGGAAATGTTACCGTATTGCCGAGGATGTATTGTGGGTATGACGTGGTGTCATCTCTTTCAACAAGGCCAGCGTAATTTCCTGTGACATGCCCTAAATTAGAATACCGGACATATCCTCCAACATCCACCACGCCGTACCATGAGCCGTAACGCGGGCCGGAGTTGGTTGAGTCCTGCCCATTGGTTTTGCCCGACTCGTCAAACGTCTCAAAGATTTGCACAGTCGGGCCATCGCCAAAAGCGCACGATCCATCGGAGCAGCCTATAGTGACCGTACTTTCATCGGTGATCGTTCCGCTGACCACCGGCTGGTCAGGCGCGGCCCATAAAAATGACGGAAGCAAGAGTAACAGCAGCAGGGCATATTTTACTATTCGCATACGTCACCTATAGCCGATGTCTTCACTAAAATTTGGTCATACCTGAAGTCGGAGCCACTGCCGTGCTCTGAACTCGGATAGGCTGCTACCCGGTCGGTTGTCCATGCGCCATTCGTCACCGTGATGGCATTACTTCCCGGCATCGTTACGGTTTCTGAAATCCGTAACCATGCCTGCGCGTTGGCTCCGGTGCCTTTGGCCATGTAGTACCAGATGTGATACCATGTGTTCAGAGACAATGCTGACGTAGAACTGCTGCTCGTTCCCATCCATGACAATTTCAGGGTCCGGTCGGTGTCCATCAATATGGCTACGAGCTGCGTAACGTCAGCGTCAGACGTTGATAACACGTCACTTCCATTGCTGCTTGGGCCAGTTGCTACATACATTATAAAATGGCCGTAGATGCTGCCCTGTGCAGAAAACGTCGTATAAGTATATGAAGGCGTATCCGACCCAGGTACGATCCTCAGAGACTGAGACCCCCTTCCCACGTTTGTGGTGTAGTTCTCATCCACTATGCCGCCAGTACTACCTACTGATTCTGTCCAGGATTCTGAGTTGTCATAACCGGTGCCCTCGAAGTTCTGGCAGACAAGAAAGCCGGAACAGCTCGAATCGGCGCATGGCGTCGGAGTAGGTGTTGCGCCAGAAACGGCAATCACCATTCCATCAGCTTCTACACCTTGTAAGCTGACAAAGGCGAGCCCCAACAATACTGCCGCTATGCAGATAGCGCATGCCGTATCTATTAGTTTTTTTAGCATTAGTTCACCTGGTCCACGGTGTATTCGAAACACACCATCGCGTCAGTGTTTGTCCCACTGACAGATGTAGTATGCCACTGAATTACATCATTTGCGTCAATGCTGGCATTGCTTAAGGTACCATCGTCCGTCGCTTGTGTTGAGGTTGCTGTGATGTCAGCAGTACTGTCAATGGTAGCACAGTTGGCACCGGCACTGTCGCATTCATCGAGATGACCAATGATGTTTGTCGCGCCTCGCTGGTTTACCCTCACGGCCCTGATTGTGATGGCATATGGCAGGCTTTCTACCATGTAATCACTGGAAGAAGTGACAGCCGCCATGGTCGTGCATTTTGTCTGGTACGCTGGTAAGGTAAAGGCGGCTGCGCCGTAAGCGCGGATGCCCTGCCCTGCTCCAGCAGAGCTGTCAACTGCAATCTCTCCAGCGGCATCCGTGGTAGGATTCGCGCCGTTTGGCGCTTCAAAAGAAGTCGCGCCGCCAGCGTCAATTGCGCCAGCCAAAACTCCAATGGTTACAGTCCCGCCGCTAAGGTTGGAAGCCGCACCGATTGATCCTATCCCACCAGTAAATGCGACAGCGGGTGTAAAAGCAATCGTTGCGCTGGTGCCGCTGGCAAACGTCCAAAGGTTGGTCCCAGCAGTAGCCGTCAAGTCTTCGCTGTTTGCGAACCAGGAAAAAGCGTTGGAGATGTAACCTGCTTCGCCGTCAGCATTGGCAGCCGAGTTGCCCACGAAAGCCGGTGCCGTCTGGTTGCCGGTGTAGGTATTTGCCCCGAGTACCGCAAGGGTCCCGGTAGCAGCCGGAAGAGTTATTGTTGCTGCCCCAGCCTGCGAAGCGTTTGGAACGATGGTTGCCGAGTAGTCCGTTGCCCCAAGCTCATTGTAAAGGACCAGGGAACCATCCTGACCGGCTTCGCCCAAGGTCAAAGCGTCGGTGGTTTTGTTGAACACAAACCCAGCGTCGGCTCCAATAGCGGAGCCGCCATCATTAAACTGTACTTGGGTATCAGAGCCAGCAGCGGCAGCAGTAGGTGTAGCAAAAGAAAGAACGCCGTTTCCATCCGTCTGCACGAACTGGCCGGAATTACCATCTGTTGTGGGCATGGTGAGCGTGTAGCTCGCTGCCAGTGCTGGTACAGTAAAGGTCACTGTACTGGACCCGTCGTCGCTGTCTTCTGCGATAATAAGTTGACCAGCACCTGTCGCCCCACGGTTGACCGTAAGGGCGGCAGAAAGGGTCTTGGCTCCGCTGATGGTCTGAGCATCCTGCACATTGACGACCGCTTTTTCTGAGCCATTGACAGAGTACTTCAGCTGGTCGGACGAGTCGGTTTCAAACCATAGGGCGTATTCTGAAGCGCCAGGAGATCGCCCGCCTGCGTTGTTGGCGAGGCTGATGTAAGACTCGCCGGCACCCACGACCTGAAAAGATGTGGCGTAGACAGTTCCAGACGATTCAATATCGCCCTCCACGAAGAGTTCGTTGGTTGCTGTGGCATAGGTCGGCGCAACGGTCGTGTCGTCGTCAATCCATACTGCGTGAGAGTTTGCGCCACGAAGAACGGATTGGAGGGCGAGTGTGTCGGTGTCGGCGTTGCCAATGGTGAGCGAGCCGGTAAAAGTCTGGTCGCTTCCAAGGTTGGCCAGGGTTTGTGCGGCATCGACAAGCGTAATTGCCCGAGCTGTTGAAAGTCCGGTCACTGTGATGTAACCGGTACCATCTGAATCGTAGAAGCGATCCACATGGCTGGAAGCATTAACATCATCAGCAGAAACGCGTTGATGCGTCGTGCCATCGGTGATGTTATCTATGCTGCGGTTTGTGACCTGCGTGATATTTGTCAGGGTGATGTTGTCGGCGACATAGGTGTCCGCGACGGCCGTTCCCTGCCAAGTGCCAGCCGAGATCGTTCCAGCGTTGGCAATACCACCTGAAAACGTGGTGGCCGGGGTGATCGTCACACCAGAAGCCCCGGAAGCTCCAATGGCTACGACTTCGGCAGAGGTGACACCAATAACCGAAATATCCGTGCCGGCAGCGTCCGCTTCTGAATAGATGTACCCTGCGTTGGGGAGGCGAATTGATCCTGCGTCAGCCGGGTCAGCACCGAGGGCTATGTGCGAACTTGCCGCAACCGAAGCTGCGCCGCTCACAGCATTGGAATCGTCAACACTTATGCCAGTTATCTCAGTAAGGTTGCCGGTTCCGCTGGTTTTGGTTAAGCGGTTGTCAGTGCCGTAACCAGCAGGGCCAAGAACGATTGTGCCGGTTTCGGCAGGAATGGTTACAGTTACATCAGCGCCGGGGTTCGCGCCGGACAGAGCAATTTCAAAGTCGTTTACCGTGGCACCTTCAAAGTAAAGCGTGTTGGCTGTATTACCATCCGATGCGCCATTGGTAAAAGCAGCGCCACTCGAAGCATCGCCTACGGCTGTGATGTCGCCAGAACCTGCGGGATCACCCCACTGAGGGTTGGCACCAGCGCCTTGGGTCTGGAGGAACTGACCGTTGACTCCAGGGCCAAGAGTCACCCATGCCGAGCCATTACCATAGAGGACGTTACCTTGGGTGGGAGTGGTAGCTGCGATGTCGCCAAGTTCATCGTCTGCGGCCTGGTAGGTCGTCGCGGGCAGGGTAGAAAGAACACCAGCGTCCGAAGATACCACCAGGGCATTCGCAGCGCCAGGGTAAGCTGTGGGGAGCGTCCATGTCAGGTTGGCCACCGAGTTGCCGGGGGAGAGTTGGGTGTAATTGCTGTTGCCGTCGTAGAGCCGAACATAGGTGCCGCCGTCGCTTGATCCGTCCAGACAAGCGCCATCGGTGCAATCTCCTACGGAAAGAACGTCACCAGAAGACGAAGCAGCCAGAGCAGCGATAGCCTGGGCCACACGAAGAGGAGACATGGAGCGAAGACCAGCCTCTGTGCCAGCTTCCATCTCGTCTTGACTTGCAGCAGCCAGAGCGGGCTCGAAGGTGGCGGGATCGGTCCAGCCTGCCGTACCATTTGTATCCACGTTGAACAGGGCGTTGTTCACGGTAGGGTAGGCGGTCTGGAGTGCGATGCCCCAGTTCTCCGTAAAGTTTGAAGCGTAGAGGTCAAAATGGAACACGTTTTCTGCCGTGTTGTCGTACCAGCGGACAGTGCCTTTGGTCGTTCCGGCGACACCGACATGTAACCCGTCTGAGCCTGTGATGGTCAGACCGTAGAGCGACAGCGCAGAGTCCGCGATGCTCCCGTCTCCATCAGGATCAATGGTCGCCATCATGTAGTCAATGAAGGCGTCCTGTGAGACGGCGTGTGTTTTGTCGTCAACATAGTTCGCGGCGGTCGCGGCCTCGTCTTGGACCTCAACTGAGCCCGCGCCGGCCACCGCTACAGCGATGTCATACACCGCATCCGGGTACATAGAGACAAGCTTGGTGTCACCTGACGGTGAAGCAATCTGCGCCGCAGTGATCCTGGGCGGGGGCGGGGGATTTGCTGCTGACGCAGCCGTAGTCACCCCAAGAACAATCAACAACAGCAAGAGAAAAGTCCGTTTCATTCTTAGCTCCTCTTGGCAAAGCGCAGTTTCACAACCAAGTTCTTCGAGTTGCCTACGTTGGCTGCATTGGTGTTCGCAGTGGCTGCTATCCTCACCGTCAGCGTGTTGTCCACAGCAGGATAGTATCCAAGGTCTTCATGGCCGCTTTGTCTTTCCTCTGCACCGGCCGCACTGCGGTCACTGCCCAAAAACATGCGCCCGGCATTGGCACTGGTGATGTAGATGCGATACGCTGTGGTCGGAGGAGCGGCTCCGGGGGTGGTGATGATTTCTCGCAGCTCAAGTCCGGAGAGTCCAGCCAGCGCGGTGTCGGGGATTGTGCCGTTGGCACTGTCCGACACGCAGGTCAGCGTCACAATCCGCTCGATCTTTACTTTGCCCGGGTTGGTGGTGCGGGTTTGAACAACTGTGCCTGCCATGATTATCTCTCCTTATCTTGTCGTTTGTGCATCTCGGCGAGCGCATCGCCTGAGACAAATCCTTCTTGCATCATTTGATCGAGAAAATCTTGGAACTCATCGGGCGGCATTTCCATTGAGAACATGTCGAGGTACATGCCACGCTTTTTATTGCTGCTCGCGTAGGACAGGGCGCGGATGCGCTCATCTTCTCTGCCACCGGTTTGAATTGCCCTGAACCACGTTTCGAACTTCTTGAACGTGTAGTCCTCTGGAAGCAGTCCTTTTTGCCGGAGGTTATCATAGAGCGGAAAACGGTCTTCCGTCTTTGTAGCGTAGCCGTTCTTGTTGATGAAACTGGTGATCTCTTTTTTGGCTTTGAGCTTGAGCGCCTTGTCTTCTTTGTCCATCGCTTCGCCCGCTTCGCGGTATCGCTCGGCGTGGCCGGCATCGGTGAGGGTGAAGACGGCGGTGGTGAGGTTAGGGCCAAAGGTGCGCAGCTTATCTTTGATTGGGTCAGGCTCTTTGTCGAGGTCGCCGGTTTGAAAGCGGTGGATGACTGACAGGCCAAGTTGGTTGGAGGTGTGCTTGATCATCTCCTTCGCCGCGTCCCAGCCGCCCACTTCATACACATCTTTGGGAAGGACGTTGCCCCCGGTATGATCATTGACTGGGTTGTTCCCCATCAGGTAGTACTGAATCAAATCCCACCCGGCGGCAAGATACGGGCCAGTGCTGTAGGGGATTTTACCCCATACGTCTTTAGCCACGCCCGCGGCGCCGATGCCAGGGAGATCATCAGTGACGCCTTCGACCAGCTTATAAAACACCGAGCCCCAGAACTGTCCTTCGTAGTCTTCGGGGATCAGGAGCGCCATGGAGTTACCCAAAGAGGAACTTCCTTTATAAGTCCAGGGCAAGGGGATGACTGAGTAAGCTGTTTTCTGGTATCGAGTCAGGCCATCCATCGCTTTTTTTACGTAGGGCATGAGCTTTTGGCCATATTCATGCTCGGCCGCGGCGTAAAGCGCCAGCTTCGGAAGCACATTATACATCACCGTCTTCCAAATGTATGCAGACTTGTCCTCCTGGAAGGACTCCCACGCGGAGCGCAGACCCTCTTTGTTCACGTTGGAAAAGAGGAAGATGTTGTTGGTCAGGGCATGGATGTTGCGGCTGCCCTGGCGCTTGAAATCGGGTGTGCCAACGCGCGTGCGAACAACATGCCCGATCTCGGAGTCGGCGCGTGTGCCCATCTCTTTGAGGAACTTGTAACCAGCAATCTTACCGCCGATTTCAGAAACGCGGCCCCATTTATCCAAGTTGCCATATTTGATCTTGCGGATGACGCGGTTTTCCGACTGTTCCATTTTGTGGATGCCACGCTTCAGCTTCTGCCAGATCTTGGCCGGCCCCGTAGCCTGTTCGTTTACGCCAGGATCAAACACCACACCCCATTCTTCTTTAAGGCGCATGATCTCGTTGTCGCTGTTTTGCTCTTTGGTGCCAAAGACTCGCTCGGCGGTGAGCATTTTTCCCGCCATCATGTCTTTGATGTCCTGGCTGCGGTCGCTGTGCCACACGTCGCGCCATGCTTCACCGTAGGCTTTCTTGTACGCCCGGGCCAGCTTGGGCAGGTTTTTGATGCGCGCTTCGGGCAAGTTTTTGATAGTGGCGCGCACGTCACGCATGACGTTTCGAATCATCCAGATCGGGTTTTTGCTGACAAGCAAATCGCGCAGCGGGCGATGAAGCAGGCCGATGACTTCGGCAGCTTTGGTTGCTTCGACCGGGTTCCATTTAAACGAATCAGATATTTCTTTGTTGACGATGTAGTCAAAAGGCTTGCCATCGCGCATCACCGTGAGCAGGCCCTTGGTTTCATCTTTAGGGTCCTTGGCTTCACGGCGCTTGGTGATTGGGTTGTAAGTGGTTTCTTTGGCCGGCTCAATCACGCCCGCGTCCATCAGCGCATCCACCATGCTGGTCTTGGCTTTGTTGATGTGGGCGGCGCGCAGCAGGCTCATGTCCTGCATGATGGTGGCGGTGAGCGGATTCATGGCTTCGTCCAGCCCGCCGATCTGGTGGAAAATTCTGCCGGCTACGCCGGCGCCATGCTCCACCGTGATGTGCTTGACATAACTTACTTTGGCATATTCGCCGCGGGAATTGAGGATGTCCATCACCGCAGGGGTTGTCATGCCAGATTTGGCGATGCGGGGGAGCACCAGTTCTTCCCTGATCTTACGGTAGGCTTTGGACAGATCCTCAAGCTTGTTGTACTTGGCGTCGCCGATCTGACGTTTGAGCGCGTCGAGCACCCCCTGCGCCGTTTTGGCGTCCAGGCCGCCCGGGCTGAAAATGTCTTTACGGTTTTCGATGATGTGGCGGTTGAGCAGATAAGAGCCAAACTGTTTCACGTCCACACCCAGCTTGAGCAGCGGCTCGACGACTTCTTTGAGCGAAGCGTTGATGTAGTTGCTCACTTCGGATGCGATGTACTGAACTTCCTCCAGATCCGTCCTGGCCTTGCGCGCACGTTTGACCACATCTGGATCGCTGGACTTTTCCATCTTGGCGACGTGCTTTAACATCTGCCGATTTTTGTCGATCAGCGCCGTGAACAAGGTGTCAGCGATTTCTTTGGGCGGGCGGAGCCCGGCTTTCTGCGCTTCGCGCAAAGCGGTGTCACCGCGCTCGAAACCTTCAACCTGATTGGCCAGGCGCCGATCACCGACCGCATCTGGCCCGCCGGCGTAAAGGTTGAGCACATCGTTGATTGCTTCGGAAAACTCTGGCCGCTCGGTGGCGTAGTTGTCCATGGCCCGGGCAAACGTCGGGGCGGTTTGGCGGAGCAGCTCGGGATCGTTCATCATCACCGACACCGCATCGGCGTAGAGTTCTTTGTCGCCGTAGCGGTAGGCAGTGTAATCCTCGTTCTGCTTGTCGTCGAAAGGTTTCCACTCTTTGGTCAGCGCTTTGAGTTCTTCCTTGATCTTCACCCGCTCGGCCGCCGTACTGTTTGGCATGGCGTTTGCCACACCGCCGGTGATCTTGGAGATGAAGTTCGGCAGTTTGCCTTTGATCTTGGCCATGCCGGGAAACCATTGGTCCCAGTGGCCAAGTTCGTGCATCAGTGTTTTGGTAGCGACGGTTGGATCTTTGCGATAAGCAAAAAAATCCGTCTCGCCGGTTTTGCGATTGTATTCTTTTGTGAACACCAGGCTCGCCGGATCGATCTTTACACTTTGCTTTGTCCGGTCCTGAAAATCCACAAACTTCTGATCGATGTCTGCCGCTTCTTCGGCGCGGGCTGTGGCTTTGTCCTGCGCCTTTGATTTTTTGGGTCGCACCGCTGCTGAGTTGATGCGATCGCCGATGGCCAGATCGGGGCGCAACACGATGTCGGAGGACTCGGCGTCGTATTCAAAGCGGCCGCGAGCGCGTGCATCTTTTACCACCTTTGGTACTTTGCCCTCATTAAGCTGCTTTACCATCTCGACAGCTTCAGGAAGCTGAATGCCATAAGGTGATTGCGGCCGGGGGGCGTAGGTGGAGGTCGCAGTGCCTTTGATCTGCGCCTTTGCACCAGTACGTGACTCATCGGCCGCCGACTCCATGTCATTTTCTACGGAGCGCTCTGTTCGTTTTTCCTGAACGGGCGACGTTTCTTGAACAGGAACATCCCGCCCGCCAAGAAACTCCGGCGTGTCAGGGCCGGCCGGCGGGGTCTGCTCAGGCATTGCCGACTCTTCACCACCGAGAAACTCCGGCTTGTCGCTGGGGATCTTCGCCTCTTCAGCGATTTTATCCATCATACTTTCAAGATCGCCAACAACGTCGGCGGTGGCGTCCACCCGGGCGTCTTCCTTGGCGGCCAGTTTGTTGTAGCCGGTGACGGCGCCTTTAACGCCCGCCGCCGCGCCGCCGAGCATGAGCCCCGCTACGCCGGCGACCTTCGCCGCTTCTTTGGCGCTGGCTTTTGTCTCAGGCAAGCGCTTCTTGTATTCAGCCGTCCAGTCCTCGACTGAGCCGCCGGGGTTGTCGGCGTAGACATCGGCGGCTGCTTCCCAATATGATTGCGACACCTCTTCGCCAACTTCTGGCAGCACCAACTGAGGCACAGCCATGGCCCACTTGAGCACCTTGCCGCTCACGCTCTTGGCAAACGGGCCGACCAGATCTTTCATCGCCCCAACCTGGAGCATGTTGCTGCCCTGCTCGATGGCGGTGGCGGGCAGCGCATTAAGCAGCGCCGCGTCCCGGGCCACCTGCGGGTCTTTGCCCTGCTTTTCATACTTGTCATACGACTGGCCATACATCGTCTGAAAGATCGCACCTGTGGCGGCCGGCTGCATACCGGGGATAAAGTTCATGGCCATGGGGATGGCTGTTGGCCCCACCGCCTTTACTGCTTTTTCAACCAGGCCCCCGACGCCCTCTGGATCGCCCGGGAGAAACTCCGGCATGTCCTTGGCGAACGTGTCGGCAGCTTTCTGATCAGAGCGCAGCTTATCCTGGATGAATTTATACATCGCCGGCCGCTGCTGGTCTTCGGGCAGCTCGGCGGCGATCTCTCCCCATTCTGCTTTATCCGATTCGGACAGCCGGGCAAAATAGCGCGCCATGGTTTCCGGCTGGCCGGGGGCGCCTGTGGGTGCTGCGGCGTTGCGCTGAGCAGAATCAGCCATGCCGCCTATCTGGGCGCCAAAGGCTTGGGCAGCAGAGCCCGCACCCTGCGCCACGGAGCGGCCAGCCTGGGATGCCAAGCGGTCGAGGGAAAACTCAGGCGTGCCTTGACGGATCGAGAACATGTGCTCGTCCGCGATTTCATCCATCGTCGCATCGAACGCATCCACGGGGGCTTTACGGCCAGAACTCTCCCGCTCTATTTCGTCAAACAAGTCGTCGAGCTGGGTCATTTACCCTTCGCTTTCTTTTGCTCGTACAGCGCTCGGGCGCGGGCCTTCACCGCCGGCGTCACAGGCTCGCCTTCTTTCCAACCTGTCTCCATCATCAGCGCCTTGACCTCTTCTTTAGAGGGCAAGCCGTCCATCTCTTTGGGAGCGTCTTTGGCGGTGCGCACCGATGGCGCCGGGCCTTTCTTTGCCGTCTCGTCAGGCATGGGCACAGTGGCGGCTTCACTCAGCGGCCCGCGGCCGGGGAGGTAGCCTTTACGCCGGGCGTCTTCAATGAACTGATCATAGGGCTTTTCCGCCAGGCGCTGCTCGTTGGCTTTCTTCTCCTCATCTGACAGCCCCACCCACCGAGGTGAATAAGGCTCGATGTACCGAACACTGTTCTTCCACGCTTTATCCACCTGGGGCTCGGAGTACCAAGAGTCACCGATCTCAATCTTGCCGGCGTCGAGCAGCTTCTGCCGACGGTCCTCGGGTGTGTCACCGCCCCCGCTGGAGCCCTCGGTGGACAACACACGAATGCGGTTAAGGATTTCCTGGTGGCGCGGCGATCCTTCGGGGTAGTCCTTGAGCTTGTCCTGTAACCGGATGATCTCAGGATCGGCTTGTTCTTTCCGACTGGTGAGCATCTCAATGCGTGCTTGCAGTTGCGCCCGCTGTGGAGAATCTTCCGGCAGCCGGTCCATGTAGCGCTGCAACCGCACGATCTCTGGCACATCCTTTTCCACCAACGGGTCAGGCGCCAAATCCTGCTGCATCTTGAGCATCTGGCCAGTGACGAGTTTTTGCTGAAGCGTCAAATTAGGATTGGACATCACCGACTGCATGCGCGCCTGCGCCGTAGCCGGATCAGACGCAACTGCCTGCGGATCTTGCGGCAGATTCATCGAAATGCCTTCGGCCCCAGGGATCTGGTTATCATTCGGGTTGGTGCCAAGCAGCTCTGCGAGCAACTGCTCCTGCTCGCGCTTCTTCTGTTCTTCTTGGGTTTTCATGTAAGAGCTGAGCAGCCCAGCCAATGCTTGCTGTGTGCTGCCCGCAGGCCCGCCGAAAGGATCTTTGGTCATTCCACCAAATTGAATTACTGGCATTAGAACCAATCCTCTATTTTACTGAGTATTCCTTGAATGGGGTCCGAAATAAACCCGATCACATCTCCAACACCTTCATCGCCAAAGACTTTCTCCCCGATATTACTCCACGTGTCATTTCCGACCCACGAACGTATCGGATCGGCCCAGTAGTCGGCTGCGGCGGGCAGGCGCTTTAGCGCCGTGTCCCAGTCGGAGTTGTTCACAGCGGCGTCGAACTCTTCACCGACGGTAGGATCCCAACCAAGCTTATCATGGCCCCAAGCGAGCCAAGGCTCTGTGGCAAACGATGGGTTCCAGCCACCGTCGCCAATGCCGGTGAACACGTTGCCGGTCTTCTGGCCGTCCACGACGGTGTCCGTGTTGTTGGATGCGGCGAGCTGTGCGCCAATGGCTGCGGCGATGTAGGCAACCGGGGCTGCTGCGGCCATACCGCCGCCCGATCCCCCCGCGCCCCCGGCGCCTGCGCCGCCTCCTGCGCCTCCGCCGCTGAGCCCGCCAGAGAACTGCCCCCCACCCAAGCCGCCGCTAATGCCTGAAGTCTCCCCGCCCATCGCGCCCATGCCGCCGGAGAACTCTCCAGTGGCGCCGACACCCACTGCCGGCCCGCCACCGGATGACGTTGTGGTGCCAGACGGCTGCGCACTCTGCCCCTGCATCTGGTCCATGATGTCCTGGACCTGATCGTAGCTGGGCTGGTTGTCCTTTTTCTCCCGCTGATCGTAAGTCGGTTGTTCCTGCTCAAAGGCGTAGGTGCCTTGGTCACCCCGGGTCAGTTCTTCGATCATTTGCTGGATTTCATAGTCAGTCATCGGTGCTCCCTACTTCTTCCACAAGCTGCTGAAATCCGTTCCGCTGGCGGAGCCCATGATGGTCTGAAGCAAGCCACTCTGCTGCGTCGGGCCTTGGACAATGGGGCTGAAAGCAGAGGTGCCAAGCGTGCTCGGAAGCAAATTGAGCCAGGGGTTATTGTACGCCTGCTGAGACAACCACTGGTTGTAATCTCCTGTCGCCTGCGCCTGGTTGATCCCGTACTGCGTGCCGCCCACGTTCTGGCCCTGTGTGAGCATGGCCATGAGTTGATCGAAGGGCTGCTGCTGCGTGGAGTTGGCCAAGCCCGGCACCTGCGCTGTGCGACTCAAATCCGCCTGGCCGGCGTTGAACACATTGTTGGTGTAATTGGCATTGGCCGTGTTCTGCGCGCCGGTTTGTGCCATGCCAGCGGAGAACTTGTTGGCGTCAAAGCCCTGCTTTTCCCCGTAGAGCGCATTGGCGAGCTGGGAGTTGAGCCCTGTCATCATGTCTTCGGCGGAGCCAGCAATAGCACGATTGGCCGCGCCGGACGACCCGGCGTTGTTGGCGATGAATTTTTCCTGCACCGCCGGGGCGACGTTTTTCTCCCAATTCTGCATGGCGGGATTGACCAGCGCGTTCTGATACCACTCCTGCACCGCGGCCGGATCAAACTCACCCACATCGTAGCCGGCCACCTCTTGTTGCTGGATGCTGTTGGGGTCCGTGCCGGCCATCAACTTTTGAATAGCCTTAAGTGATGTCTGGTTCTGCGTCGGGTTGTTGCCAAGCAGACTTTGCATCTTGGCAAAAACATCCTGCTGGATACCCGTCGGCCCGGTAGTGGTCGTCCCCTGGTAACCCTGCACCCCTTCGCCAAGCTGCTCACCGAGCATGCCGCTGAGCTGATCAAGCAGCTCTCGCTGGCCTTTGGTAAGGGTTTGAGCATTGCCGGTTTGCTTCGCGTCTTCGGAATCGCCCAACAAAAAATCGCCTACACCACCCATGTCTACTCCTCCAATTCCATAACGGTCATTTCAGAACGCTTCAGACCGACTCGCTCAAAAGCTTTCGGGCTACGTGTTGCGAGCGTCAGCTTGGCCGCGCCAACTTCACGCATGAGTTTTTTCCCGATGTTTTTTGCTTCAGACAAAATACCCCTGTTCTGGTACTCTTTATCCACCGAGAGCATGTGGCAATGCAGCACCCGGGTGATCGGGTTGAGCGTAAACCACATAAACCCTTTGATGATATGCTCATGGTCGGCGAACACCCCGATGAAGTTGATCGACCAAAAACTCTCGGAGCTGCTGGCTGCTTTGAGCACATTATACAGCCGATCAATGTCGGGCACCGCGGGTTTTATCTGCTCTATCAGATACCTGGGAAGCAGGGCGGCGTCATTTACGGGAGTGTAGCGAAGTCCTGTACCTTTTTTCATATGCCTCACGCTGGGGGTGGGTGTGAGTTGTGAACGTCATAGCGCGTCTTGAGCGTTTGCACCTCGGCGTTGAGCCGATTGATGGTGTCCGCGATATCGGCGTAGGACCGATCAAGATAAAGCACCAGGAGCCGGAAATACTCTTGTAGAACTTCGGGTCTGGCGTTGCGAACATCACGCAGCGCTTCGGCGACAGCTTCAGGTTTCCAAGGAACATTTGCAGAAGTAGGCAGTGTTGGCATTAAATAGCCCCTGTCGGCTTAAAGTACGGAACAACCGCGTGAATCTTTACCGGCTGATCCGCCTCGTTGTTATAAAAGCGCACCCGGTGAAACTCTCCCTCGGCGCCGGCATAAAACCGCAGCCACACTTTGCTGTCTGCAACCTCGGGGGCGTCATCCCCACAAGCTTCGGTTTGCGTGACATATGGCGCAGCTTCGTGATTGATGTAAAAAGCAAGTTGAAGATTTATGTCCGGATTGCGGTCCACCAAAAGATCCACCCAGCCGAGACGTGCCAGCCGACCATTTTTGGCGTAAGGATTCCAGCGGCCGGTAAAAATGTCCATCTCAATCGGATCGCCGTCATCATCTTCGCCGGTGTTTACTGTCCACACGTAGCCCGACGAATCGCCGCCGATCGTTGTCGGGTAGCTGGCCTGAATTGACACATCGTCAAAAGAGGTGGTGATGTCGTCCAGTACTTCGGTGATGTCGTCCAGAATAAGTCCTGTTTGGCCCACCTTGTAGTACCCATACACGTTATAGCCAAAGCTGTACTCGCTCCACGCTTTATCATCATAGTTGTAAACCGCGGACCAATCATTTACAGTGGAGCCGATTTTTGGGTACGAGAGGAGCGCCTGACGCAACTCGGTGGACACGATAGCGTAGGTAAGCCCAAAGTTGGTGTGATCAATCGATGCTGCAAGATCCGGCACTTTTTCATCGATGGCATAGACCTGCAAACCATCTGTCTCGTTGATGCTGGTTTCTCCGACTGCGCCCATTTTGTCGCCATAATTAAAACCGGAGTAGGGGCTGTACGCTCCATCCACACCGCTGATTCGTTCCCAACGAAACGGAAGCTCCGAGTCGCCGGTATAACGCAGACGCCAGGTGGATTGCTGGAAAAACACAACCAAATCGTCTTTGACAAAATCGGCTGCGATGATCCACTCGTTGGTGGGACAGTCCACGTACCCATCGTTGGTCCAATCATCCGGATCGCCGGCGACGCACCACCTCGCCCGCTGGGGAAAGAACGTGCCATCTTCAGTGGTTCGCAGCGCCACCAGACGCTCTTTGTATAGCAGGATCAGCAGACAGCTATCGATGTCCGTGCCGTCACCGAGATCCGTGGTGACAGCGGAAAACGCTGTGCCGTTGTAACTTTGGAGAGGATCATTGTTGTTGGTGACAAAGAGCCGACCTTGGTAATTGGCGCCCCAAAACAAATCTTCCGCTGCGCCAGTCCAAATGTTCGTGGTCCCGATCGCTTTTAGCTCACTGTCGGTTTCGTCATAATAAGCTGCGCGCTTAGTGTCGAACACAACCAAAGCCGACGTGCCAGCGGTGTTGTCTTGATGGCCCTCGATACCCACGATCGGATAGCCTGGGTAGTGGGAGTAGGCAACAGTGACCGCAGCTGTTGTGTTGCCTGAAAACGTGATGTCGAACACGCCAGTTGTGTAATTGATCGTGCCGGTGCCGTCGCCAGAGAGCGTGCCATCGCCATCATCGGTGATGACAAGCGTAGCGTCTGTGAACTCAACAGAGCCAATCTGCACAGGTAGATGCGCGAGCGTGCCTGTGTAGTTATCCGTGCCCAGCGCGCCCACCGCTTCAGCGGCAACGCCGTGTGGCATACGTGCAAATTCTGCACGACCTCGCCGCTTGGTGATCACCCCGCGCCGCAGGTAACAATTTTTCATCGTGGTGTAGGCTTCGCTCGGTGCAAGCCAAGGCTCTACGCCCAGCTCGACACCATAGCGGAAGTTTCCAACGAGAAAGGGGGTGTACCCGGCCATAAAATTCCTATTGACAAATTGCCAAGTTTATGCACATTGTTGGCGAAAAAGGAGAACCGCCATGAAAACTATCGTTGCTTTGTGTCTTTTGCTCTTGGTTGGCTGTGCGTCCGCCCCGTTTGAAGGCTGGACGAAAGCCGACACCACCCGCCAAGTTGCTTATTCGGCCCTGCACGTCGCAGATTGGGCGCAGACCGTCGAAATAACCCACAGCAACGGCCGGTACTACGAGGCTGGCCTGGCGTCCTATGCCATGGGGCACCACCCTGATGAACCCGAGGTCCATCTTTATATGGGCTCTACTCTTCTGCTTCAAACCGCCATCAGCGCCATGCTCGAACCGAAATACAGAAGGGCTTGGCAATACGTTTGGATCGGGTCTGAAGGCGGAACGGTTTTGCACAATTACTCCATAGGGCTTAGGTTTGGTTTTTAATCTATATAAGTTACAAGAATATAGCCCCTATTCATCACCGCATCATTATAATTCGTTGAATCAAAATCTCCGCCTGTTACCCTGTTTAAAATAACGTTGGTAGTAGTTACCGATGATATGTATAAATCGTGATCTCCAGCATCGGTATCTCCTGTGTATGGTATAGGATCGCCGGTTGACAAAGCATCATTGAAAAGTATACCACTCACACTGACTATTTTCGTTAAAGTTACACCATGAGCGACTGAAACCGCTGAAGTGGAATCCATATTCCAAACGCCGATATTGATTACTTTTTGCCTTGGTTGCGCAATTCCACCGCGCTGCACTACCACAGATAATCCCATATCGACAAACCCATCTGCCACTGTAAAACCGGTCGTAAATGTCTTTGTGCCACCGATACTTTGATTATCGACAGTATTTACCAGCGTTTTACCATCACACTGATTCAACTCAGCAGCGGAAGCAGTAACGTCTGAAGCACCTGTAGCCAAAGTATGCGTGTGGGAGTTTTTAGCGGTAGAACCATCGCACGTCGTATTGATCTCGGCAGCGGTTGCAGTGATCGCCGCGCGCGCGGCCAAATGCGTTCCAATGACTGCATCGATCGCCGCATTGTTGGTCCGAACAGCGTCGTCCAAGTAGCGCGCCTGTATCCCGGGAGCAGGCACATCTTTATCCCAACTCATCTTCTCTCCTTAAAACGACGGTTTGTTCCGTGTGCCGATAGGTATCTGCGCCACGGTGTTGTTGTGGATCAGCCCGACGTAGACTTTGTAGAGCGGCGCCAGCGACTGCATGCCATCTGTGTCGCCTTCATCACTTTTCAGCTCGATGGCGGCGCCATAGACAATAGCCCTGCCCCACAACTCGTTGTCGGGCAGATCGGCGTCATTCACCAATTCATCCGGCGTGCTCGACACCTTACGCATCTTGAGCGTGTAAACGCCATCGGGGATCTTGCGCACATAGAGCGTTCGATCAAAAAGAAGCACCCCCGTGGGCTGGCCCTCATCTGTGTCGTCCATGGGGTATTCGTCAAAGAACACTTCTTTGTCGGTGTAAAAATCGATCTGCTCATCGTCTAAATAGAGCGGACCCGACACGGCGATGATCGTCGCCGGCAACGCATAAGTTTCCGTGCTGTCCACCGTGTTGATGGAATACCAGCCTTTAAACTCAGGAGGGCTTATGATCTCCGGCAAGCGGACGCGATAAAAATCGTTCAACGCCGCTTTAACGTCCACTGCACTCATTTGAGCAATCGTCCGCTTGCCGGTGATCTTCCGGAAATCATTTTGCATACGAAGAAAAGTGTAAGCCATGGCTTCCTGCTACTTCGGGGATTCAATCTGCTCAGTTACAGCCGCAGCCGTCAGGGTAGACGGGAGTGACCCGCCCATTGTGTAGAACAGGCCGGCCATGTTGTTATAGACCACCGTGCTGTTGGCCGCGTTCAGAGCGGTTGCGCCGAAAGTGAAAGCTCCGTCTGATTTTGTGACCGTTACATACCCAATCCGCACATGATCCGTGCCGACAGCGGGAAGACCAGCGGCAGCCAAACCAGCAGAATCATACCCGGTGGCATTGTCGGCTGCTTCCACAGCGTCGATGGTCAGATTGATGCCAATGTCAAGGGCAACAGCGCCAAACTTGTTCTGCGGGATGATGTCGTTGCCCGGCGCTGTGCCGGCGGCAACGGCTGCCTTGGTGTAGAGCTTTCCGTTGGCAATGAACGAGAACTGCAAAGTGGCAATGTTCTGAGTCGTGCTGCCAAGGGCCAGCTCGGCGGATGTAACCAGATAATCTCCAGACATCAGCCCAAGAGCTGCGATCAGGGTAGCATGGTCATCACGCAACTCGTTGACAGCGGCACGCAAAGCATCGACTTCAGCGTCTTCAGCTTTGTGCAGTAGGATATGCTCCTCGGCGCGGCTGACCGATTCGAGGTTTATTTTTCTCTTAGCCAATTACTTTTTCCTTTTTCGGAGCGCTGCGGGTAATGCCGCCGCGCGATTCGATAACCGGCAGACACATGAACCGCCTCAACGTGCCCGAGCGCGAGCTGCGCAGGGCGCCTGTAATCGGGTCCGTCTCGTTCGAATACACCAGCATGGTCAGACTGTTCACATGATGCACGACCTCTTCAGGCCACTCCACCACATCGCCGTGTTTCACCGAGTACTTGATGCCATTGTAATCAAACTTCACCTCGGGCGAAGGCTGGCCGGTGCCAGGCGGGTCTTCGTTGTTCTGGAACTCCACCTTCATCTTCGGGCCTTCTTCGAGACGCTTTTTCACTTCAGCCTTGTGAGCCTTTACACGCCGAAGTTCCTCTTTGACTTGCGCGTTGATGGACGCGGTTTCTTTATCTGCCAGGGTCATGCCCATGGGTACTACTCCTTTTGTCTTGGTTAACCCAGACGGAGGGTTCAGCTCCGTCTGGGCCGTTGGTGTTTTGCTTAGGCTACGTCGCCCAGATCCATGTATTCATCGAAATACTCAGCTTCCCAATAGATGACATCGCCGTCATCCATGAAAGCCGTATCGATCGTGACACCGGAGCCGGAGCCTTTGCCGCCCAGCGTCATATCACTGATGCTGATGACGTAGTTGGGAGGCGTGCCATCGGAGCCAAAGCCGAAGGCGGTGCCGCCTTTGGTAGCGCTGATGCGGAAGGTCGTGGCCGTGGCGTCGATAACGTAGTACTGACTCAAGGCACTCACGTTGGTAGGCAGTCCGCCACCAGCGACGAACATCACCTTGTCGTTGTTCTTCAGGCCATGGCCGGCCGCATCGACGCAGGTGATCAGATCTTCGGAGGCGCCACCGGTGTCGTCGAAAGTGACACTCTTGCGGTCACCAATGACCGTGCCGGGGGCAAAGGCGCTGATCAGACCGCCGGAGGTTTTCTTCAGAAAGAAGTCACCCGTGCTGGTGCCAGCCAAGAAGCGGTCGTACTGCACTTCCTGCGCATCGCCCATGCCATAAATCCACTCGAGGATAGCGATCTCTTGGACCGCTGCGGTCATGTTCTGGACCCGAAATTTATCGGGCACACCTCCGGGCAGCACCAGATTGTAACTGTTGCCGTCGGAGATGAATTTTCCACCGTATTTTCTGCTCACTTTACTTCTCCTTTTGAAATGTTCTACTCAACAAACTGTGCGGCCACCGATAGGTTAGGTATCTTTGGTCACGCGCAGGTTGTGGATGTACGCGTCATTGAGGATGCGGCCGGCCCAGATGGCCTTCCAGCCGGAGGTGGCGTACCGATCCAACTTGCTGCCCGCCTCGGAGAACCCTTTCACGACACTCTGAATGCCATCCAGGGACACGTCGCCAAAGGCGTCGGCGCCAAAGATCGGCAGGTAGTACACGGGGGTGGCATCGGTGGATTTGTGGGCATTGGTCGTCCACTCCCAGCGGGTGTTACCCAAAGAACCCCACTCCCAGTTAGTAACGCCGGTCTGACTGGCGTAAGCGGCCATGGAGATAAAGCCTGTGCAGGCTTCGAGGTCCATGAGCAGCTCGTCGTGGATGATACCGCGGAAGGCAGGGCGGAGAGGCGCACTTCCGACACCGGTGCCGGCTGACACCATCTTGGTGATGAATTTGGCGTTGCCGCCGAGCAAGGACAGCACGATGTCATCCACGTCGCCGCGGGTGATCTCGGTGGGGGTGCCACCGTTGTTGCCACCGGAGGCGTTGGTCGCAGAAGCAGAAGCCGCCAGGATGTCACGCATGAGCGTCTCGAAGGTGATGTCGGCCTGGTAGCCGTTGCGCTCGGCAGACATGCTGAGCACGGGGTCTTGGTTGGTGACATCGACTTCCTCGACAACGTGCTCAAAATCGCCAAACCACTGGACCTTTGCAGTCAATGCTTCTTGAGACACTTTGCGGCCAGCCGGGTCTTGACCGGGAGACAGCGGCGTGGTAGCCGCGGCAGGCATAGGATACCGATGCCATTTGTAAGTATCGCCGCTGTTACGCGGCATGGTGGCCTTCTGGGCGTGCTGCCGGTAGACCATGTTCTCTTTGGACGCCTCGAGCAGTACTTTGTTGTAGAAAATTCCTACAGCAGGCACCACATCGGTTACTGAGGTAATGTTGTCGGGCACTGTCGTTCTCCTTTAGAGGGTCACTTCGCCTCTATTCACCCGAGCTTTGAAGTCCGCGAACTCTGCTGAACTCATCTGTGGGATCTTGGCCGCCCACGAAAGCGCTGTAGCCGGCGTACCCCCAGCCGCCCCGGGGTTGCCCGGCTTGGCCTGATTTTCGATGATTCTGTTCAGCTCATCCATTAAGTTTGCCGGAGCGGCGGCCGGAACCTGCGGAGGCGCGGCGGGCAGAGCAGCAGCTTGCTGCCGAGCACGCAGCATTGCAAACTGCGCGGCCGTTGCGAGCTGTTTTTCGCGTGGCAAACTTTTGATGAGTTCCGCGACCCACGGTTGCTCCTGGATCAAAGCGGGAAGTTGTTCCTTCATGATTTGTTTGAATTGGGGATTTTCCTGGGCCAACTCCAAGGCCATAAGTTTGGGCTGCAACTGACCCAGCGCCTGCTGGACCAGAGCCTGCACCTTTTGCTCCTGCTGCTGGGATAACGCCGACAAGGCTTTTCGAACCTCGCCAGCTTCAATCAGCCGATCATCCGGCGCCCCATTAAGCAGATCAGCTACGGCGGCTTGAACTTGAGGCGGGGCCAGAGTGGGTTGCTGCGGCGCAGGCATGTTCGCCCGATAAAGCGCGAGCCGTTCATTGGCCAACTGCATTTGCTGCTGGTACTCGGAGAGCTGGCTTTTGGATGCCTGCAACTCAGAGCGCAGCTTTTCCATCACCGGCACCGGCACCATCCTGGTTTCGACAGGAGCGGGGGCTGGGGCTTCAGTGGTGGGGGCCACAGGGGCTGTGGAAGCCGCGGGGGCGGGCGCAGATGTAGCAGGCGCTGGAGCCGGGGCGGGGGTAACACTCGGAGTTGGGGTAACGATTGGGTCTGTCATGTGAACCTCTTACGCCCGTTCCATGCGGGTTTGGCCGTCCCGGCGGCGGACTGTCTCTCGCTTTCGGCGATGAGCTTTAACGCCCTGTGGCCTTGCCCGCCGGCGATTACACCCGGCGGCGGTGTGTTGGGGCCGCTTTCGGCGGCTGGGTTAAAAAACCAAACCTTTCACCGGCATGCCGACGGCATCTTTGCAGATGCTGGGCAGCGCGCCGGATGGATCCAAAACACCGGACAGAACGATGCGGTCGTAGGGCAGCACCCATTCTTTCCGGAAAAGTCCTTGCCGGTTGTTCACGTAAAAGCACATGGTGCCAAGAGTCCTGAAGTTTTCGATCTTGACCGTCGGGGGCAGCAGATAAATCACTGAGCGCACAGCGCGCTTGCCCACAGCGTCAAAACGCGCGTGGATGAACATGTAGTACGCTTCTTTGGCCGCGTGCTTGTCGAGCATCTTTTCCATGCTGCGCAGCAGGCCCATGGTAAAATCCTTGGTGATGTCGCCCAGATAAATCTGGTGTGTCTGCTTACGCATGCCAAAAACGTCGTACATCTGCTTGATCATGATGTTCGGGTTCATTTACATCCCCATCGGCGCCGGAGCGGCCGGGTTGCCGGGCGCCGGAGCGCCTGCTTCTGTTTGCTGTTTGATCATCGTCAGCACACGCACCAGAGTTTCCAGATTGGTAAGATCGATCGACTGGAGATCCTTAAGCGTTTTGACCCGATCGTAGGTGGCTGAGGTCCGATTCTCATGCGCTTGGGTCATGCGCTCGGCGGTCTTTGCGATATTGGCCTGCATCATCGCCTGGTTCATCTGCGTCTGCTGACGGTTCATTTCCTGATTGGCCGCGTCTTGCTTGGCCGCCGCCTCTTCCCGGGCCTTGATTTGCCGGATCAAATCGCTTTTGCCCTCAAGCGGCCAGGCTTCGATGATCGCCGAAGTCGGGATTTCTTCCATGCCCATTTTGCGCATGGCCATGAGCTGTGCGTAATAGTGCTGTTTCTGCGTATCAGTGAGCAGACCCTCGACGCACACAACGTCGTATTTGCCAAAGTCCTTTTCAAGCAACTGTGGCGTGGGGGGTTTGTTGGTAATGCGCTGGAACTTCTGGGGCGTGTAGTTTTTCTGCATCGCCCGCAGTGTCTTTGACCCAAGGATCTTCTGAGACAGACTTAGGTTGTCGAACAAATCGTGGAGCACCGTGAGTCCTGCGTGCTGCCGAAGCTTGGCCAGGATCGCGCTCACTTCGACATCCTGCGTATCCGGCATGCCAAACATCTCTTTTGAAAAGCCGGGGATCTCCACCACATCCTGGTCCATGAGCGCAGTCAAGGTGAACAGCCCCTGCGGGATGTCTGACGCACGCAGTTCTTTGATGTCTTGCTCGATCGGACGATCACCGGGGTTGAGCCAAATGACCTTGCCCTGGCCGGTTTGATAAAGCTGCTCTTTGTTTTGCACCGAATCCGCGCGGGCGGCGTAGCCAGAACTGATTTGGCTATCAATGATGTCCAGCATTTTGCTCCGGCGCTTGTTGATTTCGTCTTGCGGATCGCGGTCACAACGGATCAGACCCTGAATGCGAAGCTCGGGCTTGGCTGCCTCGGGGCTCCAAAAGCCGATGAAAGGCACCCACGGGAAATCATCTAAGCCCACGGGGTCAGGGCCAGTCCAGACGTGAATGCCATTGGCGAACACGCGCAGCTCAACAGTGGTTTTGGCTCGTTTCACCACCGCGATTTGGTCTTCGGTCACACCCATGACTTGAAAGTATTCGCGCAACCGCGCATCATCACCGTTCCACTTGGCCACCTGGCCATTGGACTTATCGATGAGCGCTGTGTGAGAAGCAGTGGTCCGCACCCACATACGATCGTAGGCATATGGCGACTGGTTGTTACGCATGCGATGCGTGCTGGTCATCTGCGGAAACTTCATGCCACCGCTGGCCGGCGGGCCGAGGTCGTCCACTTTGATATTGGGCAAAAGCATTTGCAGCCGGTCGCGGCCAACGAGCGTGCGGTTGAGCACTGCTTCGCAGTCTTTCATGTCCCGCTGGCGACAGGTCATATCAAAAAGTACGCTGTTGTAGTCATGGCGGTACCAGGATATGTCACCGTTGACCAAATCATTGGTATAATCCACCATCAACTCGACCATGTTCAAACCGGTGATCAGCGGACCGTGCTCAAAGGCGTCGGAAATCAGATTGTATCCATTGCAGTATTGGGTGTTCCACAGCAACGCCGCGGACAGGATCTCGCCGGTCATCTGGTCGGACCCTTCGACCGGATCGAGCCGCATGGACAGCCGATTTGCTCTTTGATAACCGCCGACGGCTTTGATGATGCGCCGGACTTTATTGAACACCAGCGCTTCGCGGCGCTGGCTTTTCAAATAGTTCTTCATGCGCGAGTCCCACTGGTCGCCCAGCATGACTTCCAGGTCGCGCTTCATCTCCATGTGGAGTTGGCTCCAATCCGCCGAATAGGCACCGTACGCCTCATCGAACTCTTGTGTCTTTTGCAGATCGGTCGCCATGCTTTATCCTCTAATAAACAGGAGCGCAGTACTTAGCCTTCATCTCACGATGCGCCGCATCGCTCATCGCGTTGCCGGTGTAACCCTTGTGCGGCGAAAACGTGAGCGCCAAAGAATCCAATTTGTTCGGCGAGCGCTTGAGCAAATCCCGAATGGTGTCTTTGTCCGTGATCTTGACCCGGCCGTTTTTATCCCAGAAGCGCAGCACCTGAAGTTCTTCCCGCAGCTCATCGTCGTCGGGCAGCATCGCCGCAGGATTGTCCTTTAAAAACAACCGCACCTGCCACAGCAACTGATCGCGCATGCGGTCAAATTCGCCTTCTTCGCACACTTCAGTTGCCCGAACCTGGGTTTTGACACCGACTGCGTTGATGCCGACGCGGCGCAGAGCGGGAGCTGTTCCCGCGCCAAAGCCGTTGGCGTCAACAAATGTCTTTTTGGTGCCGGCGCGCTTGATCTCTTCTTCAGATCGATCGTTGGTGACACCCATATCCACCCCGCCCCAGCCGGCGAACTCTTTTACGAACGCGCCAAAGCGGTGACACAGCGAGGTCTTGTCCACACCAAGTTCGCCCGGATCAATTCCGGTCGTTCCCTCGGCGCCTTCGGGCGGGTCTTCGCCATGCTGGTCCACGTAGGCTTCCCAGCGGGCCATGGCGTTATCGATCCAGCCTTCTTCGATGAGGACATTTTCTTCCTTGGATGGGTATTCGCCCAACACCATGTAGGAAAACTTGGGATTTTCAATACGATAGCGACCGGGACGAAGCGGAGGATACAGCGTGCCGTCTTTTTTGCGGGCGACATAGCCAACCATAAACTCAGGCAGCACAAACACGTCCGCGCCAGCGTAGTCGTCATCGTCGCGCAACCACCGGCACCAGTTGTTGATACGCCAACCGGTTTTCTCCCGCGTTACCGCGCCAGGGTAGACGTCTTCGCCGGTGGTGACGTTGGGGTGCTCAAAGGCGGAGAGCTGGACCACAACTGCTTCGTGGTCCTTGATCATTTTATAAACGCGGCCGTGCTTGTGCCGGGGGTTAAACATCACCAGCAGGCGGGCCATACCGCCGGACATGCACGACTCGATGCCGGAGTAAACAGGATCAGGCACAGCGTCGCCCTCGTCCACGATGAACACAATGACGGGGGCGTGGCGGCCAGAGAAGCGGGCCTCTCTTTCGTGCTCCATGCCCTGCCCGGGGATTGTCAGACCGTCGATCGTTGAGCTGCCCATACGAAGGGTCATGCCGGAAATCCGACACGGCCCAAAGACCGCTTCGGCGCTCTTGACGTTGCCGGTAACTTTGTCCCAGAGGATGCGCCGAAGGTTTTTCTCCGGCGGAGCGGCGGTCATGTAGACTTCGGCGTTTGGGAAGCACTTAGCGAAAAACACCGCTAAATCGGCTGCCGCGTAGGATTTACCGACAGCGTTCCCTGATTGGGCCACAACCACTTCGTTTTCAATCACCGCATTGAGCAACCGGGTGACGTTCTCCGGATAGGTATGGCCGAGAACCTCTTTGCTAAAAAGCGCGGGGTCTTTTTGATATTGAGTCATAACAGCGGTCTGGGTTTCCAACTCGGGGTTGCCGCCAAAGCCGGCGAGCAGCTCGGAGAACAGTTGATCCTTCACGGCGCGGGCGCCATTGGGAGCAACCAGATCAAATCCAAGTCGAGAAGCTGCGCTATTCAATAAAGTCGGCTACTTTCGCGGGTAGTTCATCAAGGGAAGCCAAATAGGCCCGATACGTGTCATATGTCTCGTTGGTGGAGTCCGGATCATGCACTTGGGTCATCGCATCAATAAACTGCTTGGCGCACCGCAATGCTTCGAGGATCTCAGCCATTACCGAACTCTCCGTGCTTTATCGGAACTCCAATGCGCTGCGCAAAGCGTTCTTTTGCTGAAGCGCTTTAATCAGCGCCGCCTTGGTAGCCGGGTCCACAGAGTTGATCACCTCGATGACCGTCTCCTGAAACTCTTTGACCGCCTTGGCGTCTGTCAGGGTTTGAAAAATCTCGAGCTGGAACTTTAACTGGGCGCGGATCTCTGCCATGGTGCGAAGCGCCAGGTTGGGGTCGGTCAACGCCATTTGGCTCCGCTTTTCACCGGAGATCGGATCGGTTGCTTCCACCGTCGTGTAGAGCGTGTCAAGCAGATCATTGGCTGTTTTATTGATTTTGCAGAGCTGGTCGGCGGTGCGGATCTCACGGGCGATAATCTGCGGTGCTACGCCGGCTGCTTCCCTCACTATCGCGTGCTTTAGCCGGGAGATACGCTGGGACACAGCCGCTGAGGACACGCCAAAGTGCCGGGCGATCTGGGCGTTGGTACGCCCGGCGCGCACCATCTCATGGAGCTTTGTGTCGTCGATCGTCCCGTGGCCCCGGCCCTTGTGCGGTTCGGCCGGAACAATAACAAATTCACGGGTTTTCTCGTCGTAATACTCAGTAGTAGGATCGACGCCGACGGGCATTTGGCACTCCGAGGCATGCCGTTTTGGTATGCCATTTTGGGACATGTTACCAAAAATACACACAAATGTAAAGAACGGGCTTGACAGAGGGTGTTTTGGGGATGTAGAAAGTGGCTAACAAACTGCTAAGACTTGGAGGTGGGAAATGGAGTGCGCGTGTATTGATGCCAACGATGGTAACTACGCAATGATGTTGGGTGATCATAAGATCAAGGCGCGAACCACACACATCTGCTGCGAGTGCAAAAGAAAGATACTACCCAGCGAGGTTTACAGAAAAGAAGTCGCTGTGTACGACGGGAAAGTGGCTACCTACAAAACTTGCAGTGATTGCAACAGCATCCGTGATGAATTTGTTTGTAGCTGGTATTGGGGTGAGATTCACGAAGCTGTAAGAGAGTCGGTATTCAGCAACCTTTGCGACATCTCAGAAAGCGGAATCGCAAACCTGACCCCGCGGGCCAGGGGTCTTGTTTGTGAATGGATTGAAGAGTGCTGGGAATGGCACGACGAAGATTAAAAGGAGGTGACTTTGAAAACCATAACCGCATACCAAACATCAGACGGCATGACATTCGCGCTCAAACAGGACGCCGCGTATCATGAACGCGGCATTATGCTCAGTAATTTTTTCAGAGATCATACAGATCCAGGAGACTGTTGGGCCGCCGCTTTCCAAGCGATCCTGGACAACCACAAAGAGTTCATGGAAATGATGCACGCCGCGCCGGCGGACGACGTGGATGTGGAGATGCCACTGTGAGCAAACAGTCCGGCCAGGAACACCCTGAGATCCCCGCCGCGCCCAAAAAGACCAAGCGCAATCGCCGCCCCACTGCTTGTTCTGTGAAGCGCCGTTCGTACCGTGGCTGTGGCATCTGCGGATCTGAGAACACCGCGAGCCAGGGCGTGGAATACTGTACGGTATGCGGTGAAGAAACTGAGACCTTACGTCTCACCCACGAGCGCTGGTGGAGATCACCGCCAAAACTGCCGTGCTCATGCTCGAATTGGTCTGCCAAAATCGTCCACTACATCAGAAGCCGCTGGATCGGCGTAGAAAAATGCCTCGACTGCGGTGCGGTGAAATCGCGCTTTTGTCCCAACGGCCATGACGCTTGGAAGCATTGGCGCGGCGAGATCTACTGCGCCACGTGTGGATACCGGAGGAAATCATGAATGGTGCGACAATCAGCAAAATGACCATACTGTTCACCCCTCAAGCAAAAATAACCATGAAAGACGCCGCGCAGATTCTGACCACCCGCCAACAGGAAAAAAAGACCTTTGCCTGGTGGATAGAAAATAATGACACCTTCGTTGTGTTGGGAGACACCGAAGACGTGGAGAGCGCGGTATATGACATCCTCAGGTTGGAGGAGTCCTTATGACCGACACGAATCTGGTTCCGAATAGGAACCACCCAGAAAAAGGCGCCAAGCTCTGGAAGTCGCCCATCAAAAACATCGATGATGTGGAGCGCATCGCCAACATCCTGCGCCCGTCGGCTCGCAACCATGCGATCTTCCTGGTGGGGGTAAACACCAACCTGCGGGCGTCAGACCTCTGTGCCCTGACGATAGGCGATGTGCGCGATCTCAAAGTGGGCGACCCGCTCATGCTCAAAGACCAAAAGCCCAACCGCTACGTCATCCGCGCCGCCAACAAGACACTGGTGGGGGCGGTCAAGCGGCTGCTGGCGGAACACCCGCGATCAGGCGACGCCGGCGCGCCGCTGTTCCTGTCGCAGCGCGGGGGACCAATTGAAGTTTCGTCGCTGTCGCGTCTGGTGAAAAGCTGGTGCAAGCACGCAAAACTACGCGGCCGTTACGGCAGCCACAGTCTGAGGAAAACCTGGGCGTACCATGCGCTGAACACGTTCAGTGTAGAGTTCCACATCGTCTCCGCCGCGCTCGGCCATCGTGACCATGCCACAACGCTCACCTACCTTGGCATTCCGGTGAAGGCGATCAAGGCAGCTTTTATGAATGAACTGGGTGTGCCACAACCAAAGGAGTGATCCATGACAAGACGCTATTTTCTCGCTGGAAAAGAGATTTCTCTGCCCGAATACCCCGCGGCAACCATGAGCGACCATCCGGCGGTGTTCAACGGTGCGCTCGACTCTAAAGACCCACTGCTCGCAGAAAGCCTCCGTGCTGCCAAGGTGCTGCTCAGAGAGTCCTTCATCGTGCTTTACGACGACGGCAGCGCGGCTGTTTACCGGATCAAAGGGAATCTGTCCGAACCGTGTTGTGAGAACTTTATCCACCAGTGGTTTGAGTCATTCGGCGGCGCCGGCCGTGAGCTACACCCTTACCAATTCTGCCCGATGTGCGGGAAAAACCTGCTTCGATACGTTGAGGAGCGTTATGAAACCAACCAAAAAGCGTAACAGGCCAAAGCCACACGGTGTGCGCCGGCGGGCGTATGCGGCGAGCCAACAGCCCCCAAAAGCATGGACCGCGTACCAGCGACACCATGGCTCGCCGACCTACGAAGAGGTGCAGGCGGTGGCGCAGATGCTGTTTGATAAATGCCAAGACAATCTCTTTGGTTTGGCGCTTGGATACGGTGTCGCCTGCATGGATGCCCGACGCTGGTATGAGGAGGGTACTGACTGGTGAAAAAGACCTTCTTTCCCCCACCCGCGTCAAAATGTCATACCGTGCAGGCGTCACGCAGCATCTTCCAACACGAACTCACCTACAGCCGCTTCACCGAACTGCAACTCATCGGGGTCCACATCAAGCGCTTGGTTGAGATGCTACGCGCCCGGGGCGGTGTGTATGGTCAACGCTTTTACATCGATCGACCCGACTTGCCGGGAATGCCGGCGGTGATCGTGGGCTGGATCGGATTTGAGGATTAAGGAGGAAAAATCAGTGTGCTACACCAACTTCCCATCAACTAAAGGAGAAAAACCGAGGGCTTACACAACAGCAGAAATAGCTCGTGAACCGTATGACCCTCGTGCCGTTTATGGCCCGTTCCCAGTGCCAACGGTGCAAGAGCCCCAACCCTCATCGGTGTTCATGACCCCCTCCGAGGCGCTCATCTGCCGCTTCGATGCGGCGGTGAAAGACCTCTGCTGCACCGTCACCGACCTGGAACGGCGGCTCGAGTCCTCGATCGCTTACCAGGAGAGCGCCAAGGCAGCGACGCCAAACATGAAGGACGCACCGTATAGCTCCCCGCTCCTGCGCCGGCTGGACGAGCTGGTGGGCGCCGTGGAGGGGCAAATCGCCGTCATGCAGCGGCTGCTGGGACGACTGGAGGTGTAACCATGAGCGAAACAATAAAAAAGCACGAAAGAGGATCGATCGGCGAGTGGATCTCAAAGAGCGAAAAACCTTTTTTCATCCACTTGTACGTGGCCGGCAGCTACGAAACAGCAGAACGATGCTGCCGTGAAGCGTGTTTCCCTTCGGGGCTGTGTGTCACCATTGAGCCCGTACGCTACATCTTCGGTGGCGGCTCTGAAGACGGTGTTCGTGTTGGTTTTATCCAGTACCCACCTTTCCCCGAAAACGAGCAAGATATTTATGCAAAAGCCGAAAACTTAGGCAAACGAATCTGCGAAGAGGGTTTTCAGTTCTCATTTACGCTGGTAACTCCAAACGAAAACACGTTTTTCTCACGCAGAAAGTAGACACCTATGACCAGACACATCGTAGCACTTTCCGGCGGTAAAGATTCAACGGCGATGAGCTTGCGGCTCAAAGAGCTGCACCCCGACCGCCAATTTGAGTTCGTTGTAACCCCAACTGGCGATGAGCTGCCAGACATGGAGCGCCACTGGCGAATGCTGGAACGCCTGCTCGGCGGGCTCACCAGGCTGTCTGGCATGACCCTTTTTGAGTGCATCGAGCGCGAACAGATGATCCCCAACTCCCGCGCCCGCTTTTGTACCAGAATCCTTAAAATCGAACCGTTTATGGACTTTATGGACGCTTTGCCGCCAGGGTCGTCCATGTACGTTGGCCTTCGCCACGATGAACCAGACCGCCTTGGGATTGTGCGGCCGGAAAGCCAGTTCAACATCGTTTACCCCATGAGAGAATGGCAGTGGGGTCTGCCAGAGGTAAAGCGGTACTTGGCCGCCAAAGGTGTTGAAATCCCAAAACGCACCGACTGCGGCGCGTGTTTCTACCAGCGGCTGCCTGAGTGGCGAGAACTGCTGGAAACAGCCCCTGACCGATACGAAAAATACGTCCAAATCGAGAAAAAGATCGGCCACACGTTCCGATCCCCAAGCCGTGACACTTGGCCCGCAGATCTTGACGGACTGCGGCGGGAAATCCTGAGCGGCCGAAAGATGCGCAACACCACCGGGCGCAACCAGCGGTGCCGGTTCTGCTCCATGTAGGGCCGCGCCAACAAAAAATTTTACGCTTGGGCCTCTTTTGAGGCCCTTTTCTTTTGGAAATCTGCTGGTTGTGGCCCCTACCCCCTGTTTTAACCATGCAATTGCGTGATTTTACCCCTCATCCCGGTACTACAACCTGCCCCAAGCCGCTCTGGCGCAGCATGTAAAGGTCTATCTCGCCATACGCCACCAGACAGATGGGCGCTCCACTGTTAAAATCCGCTCTGCGGCCGTCCACGTAGTGGAAATGCGGCCGGCTCTTGATGAAAAGCACGCCATTGGCCACAGGCCACACTGACTCATAGAACATCGCCGTCTCTGTGCGGGCGGGTATAAGCGCCGTTCCACAGCCATAAGACGCCATTTTACGCAACCACAGGGCGGCCGCCTTGCCAAACGGCGGGTTAAGCCACACTCGACCAAACCAGGGTTGTACGAGGCCATCGTCTTCGATCGTAAAAACGTGCCCTGCGGTCGGCCAAGGCTGAACGATGGGCGCGCACGGGTCGAGATCGAAATACCCAAGGCGGTCCAGGATGCTCGGCGGTGTCAGCCACTCATCGGTTCCCATGCTATGGCTCTGGTGCGACGAAAGACCCATAAAAACAGCCCCCTGTGTGTCATTTTTGATGCTTTATTATACTGTCCAGAGCTGCGGTGAGCAAGAAAAAAGCAGGCTGTGCCTCGAAAACAGCCCCTGATCGCCACAGAATCTGCGGTGAAACACGTTAAAAAGCCCCCTGAGCGCCCGTTAATCTGCGGTTTCACCTGCTGTTCTGCGCTAAAAGCCCCTGATCGCCTGTGAACAGGCCGGTTTCACCTGCTGTTCTGGGGCGAGGCGGGGCTAAAAAAGCCTTCTCCACCTAAAAATGCTCTGAACATACTGATATGCGGGGCTATTGCTGTCGCACCCCGCCCAATCGAGACACTGCTCCGCTGCCAGGCGGGCGCAAACCGCGTCATCGAAGTCCCTGTAGTGCCCCAAAGGCTTCTCTTCCCCCATAACTGTAACCGACGCAAACCATGCAAACATACTCCGGTCCCACATAACCCCTTTAATCCCGCTGGAGTTGTGCTTGTGGTTGCCAGTATTCCGCTGGTTACACATGTTTGTAGCTTCCCTCAGGTTATCTAAACGGTTGTCCAGCGGGTTACGGTTGATGTGGTCAATGTAGTGTTCGGGAAAATAACCATGGACGTGCAGCCAGATGAGGCGGTGGAGCATGTATGCTTTTCGATTGATATGGACCACTTTGTAGCTGCGGCCCCCCTTGCTGCTTTTCTTGGTCTTGCCAACCTCCCGCCCCACCGCCCCCCTTGGGCCTCTGCGAACGCGCCGGGTCATAACACCTTTGACTGGATCATAATCAAACAAGGATCGGACATACTCTTGTGTTAACAATGGTTTTTCTCCTCTCTGTAGGTAATTAAGCACATTCTACCACATTGGGGGGTATAAAATAAAGTCCCCCATTAGAAGCTGTTTTATAAATAGCTTAAAAAATTATGTTTTTGATGGCATTGTATTGCGAGACCGACGCTATTAGGGGATCGACTTTGGCAAGGGGTACCACCTTATCAGGAACTATTCCTATTAAAGCCCCTGTTTTCCCCTGATTCTGCCCCAACTTGCCAACTATTCCAATTAGTTGGCAAGCGTATGATGTAAGGTATGCTGCTGGAATTACAGGGAATAGTGCTTGTTTAGCTGGTTCGCTGTCCAGAATCAAATGACTTGGCCCGGGAAAATCAGAATCAGACGAGACACCTTATATAGTAGGCGCTGGGTATCCTGGCGCTGCTGGGCAATCGATCAGCAAGCGCCGGATAAAAGGCGACGAAGTGTCTCACGTGATACACAAGTGTCTCATTTGCTCGTGAGACAGTGCGTCATTTTGGCGCACCTTCGAAAGCTATCAGCTCTATCAATAGCACCTATTGAAAAAGACAATCGTGCAATTTGCACGAATACAGTACGCCGCATCTGCTCTCTATGAATATTTATTCGAAATGTGAAAATATTTGTTGACAAGGATTATGATTATGATAATAATCGACCATACAACAACAGAAAGGATGGACCGAATGAAATGCAAATGCCAACTGTGCGGTTATGAGTGGCAAGCCCGCACCGAAAACCCGAAGTCTTGCCCCAACTGCAAAAGCTATAAATGGAACAAAGAAGAAGAGAAAGGGGAGCAAGAAAAGAAATGAACCGGGTATCAACTGAAACGAAAAGCCGCAGACTTGCCCGCGAAATGGCCAAAAAGATCCATCCTTTTATAAGGCCGGATCAGCACGTGCACCACATCGACGGAAACCCGATGAACAACTCTATTGAAAATCTTTGCATACTACCCGCGAGTTTCCACGCGCATCTTCACCATTATGGTAAACCAAGCAAATTTAAAAACGTTAGACGGGTAGATTTAAAACGCGACTTAGCAACACTCGAAAGATTATTAAAAATTTATAACGAAGGTTTTGTGGATCTTTATTGAAAGGGCTTGCGCGGAGGAGTTAAAACCAGAACCAACAGACAAGGAGAAAAGCAGATGGATAAAATCTACATCATCCAACACCGAGGATATGGTATGAGCGCTTTCCAGAAAATAGAAACCGCTTTAACCAGGTTACACACTATCACTGGGGAAAAGTTCACAAAAAGGGACCGCGCGCACGTTGAATCCGGCGGAACAATTGATCTACTCGAAAAGCATGAAGTGCGCTTGATACCATTAGCCATAGAGGACTAACCCAATGCTCCCAGAACTTCTTTCAATCATCGCCTCAATACCTTATTTAATGCTCGTACTCGTGGGCATTGGGTATCTGGTAACAAGGAGATAAGCAGATGAAGTTATCTCTCGAACTCCAAATTAAGACCATAACGCCGTGTAAGCGATGCCCACTATTCAAGCAATGCCCGTTTGCATCCAAGGGCAAGTGTGAACTCCAAAACGCATGGGATCAGACCATGCAGGAAAGGAAATAAGACCATGACAACATATAAAGGTGTCGACTACGGCATGGGAAAAACCAATATCGGCGAAAAAGGCATACGTTTTGGTGTTATCAACCAGAATGAAGTCGGACAAGCTTGGTTTGAACAAGCCGAAGCCGACTATGGCCCGCCGACTTGTCCGAAATGCGGCAATGAAGCAATAATCCTTGAGACAATCTCAAGAGAAAGCGACCCACCGGGCTCCTGGGTATCCTTTGAAACTGTTATCCCTAAACACATGGAAAACTGGAAAGAAGAAAACCGAGGGTGTATCGAATACGCTTGCGAACATTGCGAATACTTGTTCAGCTCTGACGATGCTTTCGGAGACGAACCACTTGCCTTTTCCTACACTGGGAGCATATACAAAATCCACCAAAGCGGAAACGACACCGACCTGTTTATCGAAAAATCACCCTTTTTCACCTACGCTCAATTTTGTTCACCTTGCGCGCCAGGCGCCGTATATCTCATGAACCCCTTGGACGAACCGGACCAGAACAATAAAGGCTATTGCCTTGGTCATGACTGGTTCGAAAGCGGAAAAGCGCCATACAAGGTTTTCAATGTAGAAACGGGCGAAGAAGTGTCTATTTGACTCCTAATCACAGGGACAAGCCAAAGCGCTTGCCCTTGTCATGAGGTAGTCAAACAACTAAACCGAAAGGAAAAACCAATGAAGAAAGCCACTTTTAGAATCACCCTTGTCAACCCCAAACGCGAACAATTTGTCACCGGATGGATAGGCCGACAATTTGGCGCGCATAAGAACAACTCCGGAAACTATGTTGTTACCCATTTGCGAACCGGCGTGCGCGTAAGCTGGTTCAACTACCTGAAAAACGCTAAAGACTTTATTGACCGTATGGAAAAAGCGGCGTGGAAGCAAACCTGGGATTCAAACGACGTTCAAGCAATCGCCAAAGTAAACGGACCTAAAACCAAAGCGCTCGAAGCAATTGCGCGTGGTATCCAAGGCGTTACTATACCTGAATAGCCTTAAATGGGGGAATAATGAAAGAAGCACTCGCTTTGCTTATTTTCTTTTGTTGGATGTTTTTTATGCTTGCATTGGGAAACATTTTAGGCTTATAACGAGACCAAAACAAAGGAGAAAAAACATGTGGGTACTACAAAGGATAAGTCAAGGCGGCGGATACGTGGCCAAACCAGGACACACAAAATCTTACACTTCCCGAATTCAATACGCGCAAAAATACCTCACCGAAGAAGAGGCACGCGCGGATAGCTGCATAGAAAACGAGCGCCCTGTAAGAATCGAATACGTTATAAACTGACAAGGAGACTACCATGACCATGAAAAAATTTATCAAGCAAAACAAGGACGATCTTGACCGGGCGATCCGGCGCGCATGCTCTAATTGCCGACTAAACGACGCCGAGCGCCGCATGTGGATATTGAACGACGAAGGGCTTTATCGCTGGGCGCGCAGTGAAGGCGTGAAAATCTAACCCAAGAAAGGAAACCAAAGCCATGAAACAATCCGATTTTATCAAAAGCTCAAACATCCCAGCCGAACTTATCCGCGCTGTCGTTCGCCAGTCGCGCGGCTGGAAAGCGTTTCAGGAAATAGCCGCCGACGTTACCAACCACGGCGCGGATGCGGGATTCTCCCGATGGATATACTACACCGAAACCAACGCCTTCACCAAGAGAAACAAAAAAGCAATCCTCGCCTATGCGGCCGAACAAGCCAAAGAGTTTGGCCAAGGCTTGCTTGAAATGATCGCCGGGTTTAACGTGTTCAAGCGCGACCCCGTTTCGTTCGATGAAGTTGCGGCGGCCGTTTACCGGGGTAAGGGTTACACGTACATGGCCGAGCAAATCCTAAACGTGCTCGCCTGGTATGCACTCGAAGAAGTAGCGCGCGCGTATTGTGACCTGCTGGACGCTTAGCCGCATGACGAGCCGCCCATGAAAAGCATTTCATGGGGGCGTGTGAGGCGACTAACAAACAAGGAGGAGAAGACTATGAGCAAGCATACACCTGGACCATGGACAAACTCTGTGTTTCACCCAACAAGTAACACCGTCGAACAAGTGGTTATGCGTGGAACCGAAACCCTTGCATCTGTCTATGACTTGGGTCGCGGCCGCCGAAAAGAGTTTAACGCAAATGCCGTGTTGGTGGCCCATGCGCCGGATCTGCTCCAAGCATGTGAAACCGCCGTGGACCAGATCTACAACAACGACCTCACCGGCGCGATTGCGACACTGCAAGCCGCCGCCAAAAAAGCCAAAGGAGAATGACCCGTGAAATGCTGTTTTTGTGAAAAAACCCTAACCCGCATGAACTCATACGAGCGCGCCAACGGAAACCTCATGGGCATCTGCCGCCAGTGCTCCAAAGACCGCGTAACCATCAACAAGTGGAAAAAGCGAGGACCGGCCGCCATCGCCCGACGCTTGAGCCAACTTAACCGGGAAATAAACCTTATCAAACAAGCGATAGGAGAATAAAAATGGCCTGGACAAAGACCGAACAAGAAAAAGCGAAAAACACCCTCCGCGCCCTCCTGCCCCCCGGCGCCACAGTGTTCACCGACGTAACACACGTCAGCCGATCCAGCATGAGCCGCACGATCAAGGCATACATCCGCACGGCCGAGGACATCCAAGGCATTTCCCTGCTGGTGGCCAAAGCGACCGACACCGCGCTCGATCCGAAGCTCTATGGTGTGAAGATGGGGGGTTGTGGTATGGACATGGGGTTTGAGCTTGTGTACCAGCTCGGCCGCTCACTCTATCCGAACGGGTTCCCTTGCATTGGCAAGGGTTGCCCGGCGAACGATCACGCCAACCGCGAAGACAACACCCAACACAGCGACGGCGGCTATGCGCTGCGCCAGCGCTGGTTATAGGGCACCGAATAAAAAAACAGAAATAACTATTGACACCACACCATTGGGACCTTAGGAGAACACCATGCACCTTGAAAAATCAATCAATTTACCCACCCTGCTCTGTGTCGCCTGCCGCGCCTCCCCGGCCTCGGGCATCTACACAGATGGCTTGATCCACGCGCCGCTTTGTTCCGACTGTTCACCCAAACCAACGAGCGCAATTTACGCCGCGATTATGGAGACGACCAATGCTGTGCCCCCCCTTAAACTGCACAAACATGTCCGAAGCCGGTTGCCTCGCCAATCAATCCCTTGCCTCCCGAGCCGCAACCAAAGTGAGTAAATGCAACCCCCAATCAATCCGGGCGCGGTCGGCCATGGCCGCGCTCACAGACCAGGAACTTGACCGCCTGCGCGCCTGTTCGGGGTGCCCGTGCTGCGCGCCCGGCACGCGTAACACGCTCGCTGCCGCCAAGACCGCGCTCGCCGCGCAATGGAAACGCTCCTTCAGCCTTGCCGAAGCTGCGCTCGAAAAAGGTGGACATTCACGGCTGGGCTACGCCCCCAAACCAAGGAGAATATGACCATGACCAAAATCGAACAGCTGCGCGTCTATTGCCGCACGGTGGGCAAGCCTTTCACCTCCAAAGAAGCGCTCGCCGCCGTGCCCATGGGAAAGTCGTGCATGTCCGTCTATTTGCCCACGTTGGCCAAACAAGGCTTGATCCGCAACAGTGGTCACCGCGTTGACGGCTTGTACCTTTACGAACTGGTCCAGGACGCGCGGGCCGATGTGGATACCGTTGAACGTCCTGTGGACGAACCTAAGCCCTCGACAAAAGCCAAGGCAATGCCCTCCTCCCTTTCCCTGGATGACATTGGCGCCGCCGTCATGGGCCACGTCGAGCGCCTGGAGCGCCGCATAGCCACCTTGGAAGGCCAAGCCAAGGACACCGCCACACAGGCTCGCCTGCGCGCCGCTGAACACAAACGCGCGCTGGATGAGAAAGAACAAGAGAAGCGGCGGCTGGCCGACACCATTGTCGAGCTGAACGGGCGCATCGCTGCCCTCCAAGTCGTTCGCCGTCCGGCTGTCGCCGTGGGGCGGTTTTTTGAGGGGGTGGGGAAATGAGCCGAAAATATTGGCGCGACTTAGAGTTGGAGAGCATGACCCCGCCTTTCGAGGACGACCCACCGGCGAACAAGCCAAGTCTTGAGTCCATTCAGAGATGGTTGGATGAGCGCATGGTGAGTTACACCGACTCGCGCCAGCCGACGGAGGAGGAAGTCACCATCGCTTGGCTGTTGTGCGAAGTTGAAAGACTGAAAAAGCTGTTGACAACACCGAACGCCGATCCTAAGATGGGTCCCGAAGCCTAATTCATCTTACCCCGATCCACCCCCTCCCCCCACGTTGAGGCTCGATGGCACCGCCGTCGAGCCTCTTTCTTTTTGTCCTCGGCTCGCTGATAGCCTCCAGGAGCCGACTTTATTCCATGGGGCGTGTCAGCAGCCGGCCAATGGGTCGAACTCATCCTGGCGCTCATCCAAGGTGTGGTACGTTTCATCCTTGTGACAGTCCACGCACAGGGTTTCGAGCTGGGATGGATCGCAGAGCAGGTACTCCCTGACGGCGGCAATAAGCGCTGCCCAGTTTTGGATGCCGCCATTTTTGTGGTGAACTTCCACTTTGACGATATGGTCTTTCCGCCGAGACTGTTTCACGCCGCAACGCTGACAAGTGTATTTGTCGGCTTTGATCCGCGACCCTCTCTCGCGGGAACGGAGGAAGAGCTGGCGGAAGGTGGAGCGGATTTGCGAGTTCGTGGTGCGGGTGGGATCCTTTTTAGCCAATGTACTTTAAGCCTCCTTAACTTAAACTCAGTTAGCGCTCGCGTCAGTTGCTACAGGTTGGGGAGATAACCGTCGGACGGGATAACCGTCCAGACGTATCTCCCTAAGCAACTTGCATTTGGACTGTTTGACCACCCGACGGTTATTAAGTATTGGAATTTACAACAAAAAGATTTTTTGGGAAACCGTCCGGGAAACCGTCCGACGGTTAAACCCTCCGACGGTTTGCACAAAAGTGCACATTTTTCTTCTATGTCCTTGATTTTATTCATAGCGAGCAAACCGTCCGAACCTTAACTGTTTTAAACTGTTTAGCCGTTTTAAGCCTTAACTCGTCTAAACTCCAACCATTTTGTGCACAAAAGTAGACACTTTTTAAGCTTAACTCGTCTAAACCACCGGGAAACTGTGTCTAAAAAACAACACTTTAAGCTTAACTCACTTCTACTGCCGGGAACTTTAGCCGGCTTAACACGCGGGAACTGTTTAGCGCAGTTTAGCAGACCAAAACCCGCCCAATCCCCGCCGCAGATTTGCCTGTGCTGCCGGTTATCATCACCCGTTCGAACAATTCTTCGACCACCGTGACCGTTTCTTCCTCGGGAAAAGCATGCTTGATCCGATTCTCCAACCCTCTTTGGCCTGACTTTCCGACCATCGCGGACAGCTCGGCAGCCCGGGGACGCCTGTCGTCCTTCGCGTCAGAAAGGATGCCCGCGGCCAAAGAATAGATGGTCTTTTCGCCTTCTCGCAGAATGCGACCGGCCACTTCTTCGCGCAGCAGGTCTTCTTCGTCGGCCGCGCTGACATATTCGAGCACAGCCATCTCCGGCACCGCGACCACATCCTCATCATCAAAGAACATTTTGCGGGTCTGCATCTTGAACCAGTGGGGGGATTTGGACTTGCGTGACATATTGGCTTTGGCCGAATCGAGCCGGCGGTAAAGATCACTGTCGGCGATGGGGACGTTGAACTGCGCGGCCTCTTTGTCGGTCATGGTGTAAAGAGTGTGGGCCACGCGCACACTGGAGATAAAGGCCGTAGCACCGCGGGATTTATCCGCATTGCCGGGGTCGGCTTTTCCTTTGGACATGTGGTGCACGAGAGAAACTGCGCAGCCGGTTTCTTCGGTGATGTCTTGGAACTGCTGGAGCACAAGGTCAATGCCGTCGTTGTCATTTTCTTTCACCGAGTGGCAGCGCACAAACGGGTCAACGATGAGCAGTTTGATGTCTCTTTCGCGGACACCTTGGACGAGTTCGGCGACGGCGGCATGGTTGATCACCATTCCTTTTTTGGGGTCGTCGGTGACAAGCTTCATCCGTTTGGATGTGACGGTGAGTTTGCCTTCGAGGGCGTCCAAAGGGATCCTGTGGTGGTCAGCGGCGGCGATGATGCGGCGGCGCAGCTCGTCCATCGGATCTTCGGTGTTGATGTACCACACGTTGCCGGGCTCGGAGACTTCACTGAAGGTGAGGTTTTTTCCGGTCGCCATGGCCAGCGCCTCGACAATGACAAGCGAGGATTTGCCGGTGCCGCCGGGGGCGACGGTTGCGGTTGTGAATCCTTTAATATAGCGGCCACGCATGAGCCACTGGCGCTTGGTCAATCGGGCGCGCTCAGCTTCGCAGATGCTGATCGTCTCTTCTTTGCCGGAGGCGAACATCACGTTGACCGATGCGCAGCCGAGGGGGCTTTCCCGGTTCTTGTACGCCTGGACGACGCACTTTCTCACGTCCGCTTCGGTGAAGTCATGATCATATTCGATCTTCGGTGAGTACACCGACAGCATCAGCTTTATGGCTGTCGGGATGGTGATGTTCAGATCGCCCAGCTTGCGGCCGACCCGCAGGCAGGTGTCGTCACGCACTCTTTTTTCTGCTGGCTTGGCTTCGGTAGCCAGATACTCCGCAGCGGCGATGATGTCGTCCACGGTGTCGGGTGCCCGGGTGAAAGTCGAGGTGTCCACCAACGGGTCTTTGGGCGCCGGCAGCGGGCCGAGCCGATCAGTCACCCACATAGGGATAAACGGCAGTTTCGCAGCATCTGAGGTTATGGTGTAAACCCCGCCGTCTACCACCGAACCTGGGATGAGGACATATCCACCCTTGCTTTTGGAATCAACGCTGGGGCCAATGACACTCGCTGTGGATTTGGTGCTCCCACGGAAGTACCGGTGCTGGCCACCCGAAGGTGTCAACACGGTGAAGGGCGACTCAACAGGGGGCAGTGCTTTGATTGTCTCATAGCCGTTCGGCCGCCCTGGTTTGCAGTCAATGTCAATGATGGAGAGCCCAGACTTGTCGCAGTCAAGACCCCAATTGCAGTCGGGGTGCCGTGCGGCCATCGTTCGTACTTCGGCCGGATCGACGGTCGATTTGTTCTGCCAGCCAACCTCGCATGGCTCTTTGGAGTTGCCTTTTTTTACCGGGAAAACATAGTAGCCGCGCTTGGCGAAATCCAGAGCGCAGTCCAGAGGTGTGTTATCGGACAACCGGCACCTCCCCAAATTCGAAGCGCGCGCCCCTTACATTTTCTATGATCTTCATATAGTCTTTGTAGTAAGGGCCTTCGTTGTTCAACATGAATTGGGACAAGAAGTGCAAGAAATATCCCCTTTGGTGGGAGTAGCTGGATACTGTGCTTATCTGCCCAAATGGCCGGAGGATGTTGCTGGAGGGATAGATTTTTATCCAAATGTTGTCACAGTAAGAAGGAGCGCCGCAGAGTATGTTCACAAGAAAGTCACCCTCTGTGGCCAACTCCCAAGCGAGATCCAGTTCGTGCAAAGACGGGGCTTCGCCTTTGATTTCGATCCACTCACCAGTCGCGGGGAGCCGATGTGGCAGAACTGTCGGGTGGTACGGTAGCCAGAAGTCGGGCAGATACCGGCCGGACGGCAGCTCGTACCCCTCTTTTTCGTACTCAAATTTGATGTTGAGCTGGTTAAATAGGACAGCCCACCTGGCTTCGGTGCGGCTGCGAAATCGCCATCCATTCCAACAAGTTTCAATCGCTTTCATCGTCGGGGCGCTCCTATCTGGTGGGCGGATTGAAGATCAGCATGCGGACGTAGGCGCTCACTGACATGGGGCGACCGTCGGGGCCGAGCTCAGCGTCGGCCTTTTCTTTAAGGATCTTTTTCTCGTCATCGGACAGCCAGATTACAAGTTGCCGTTTCGTTCTCATTGGGTAAGTCAGTCCTCCGTGGGGGTGTGATGGTAGAATTTATGCACATTATACATTCCCCCCACACAAACAGCAAGCAGCCCAAACTTTCTTCCCCCAGCATTTTCCTCTTGACAGCACACAATCGGGAACTCATAAGCGGAATACACCCCGAACAAAGGAGAAAACGATGATTCAAGAATTTGTGGGCCGATTCATGGCGAACAAGGAAATCCTGGCGGCGCAGTTTCGCCTCACCCCGCCGAGCGATTACGAAGATCTGGTGCGCAGTACTATCAAATTGATAGCGGGCGAGGAGGAGTATGACGACCCCGATCCGGAGCGCGTCCACAAGATTGACGATGGTGATTACCAAGGCACGCTGGTCTTTGTCATCGGCGCGCAAGGCTACCAGCCTGATCGCTATTGGTACGTCAAGGTTGGCTACGGGTCTTGCTCTGGCTGTGACACCTTGCAGCGCATCGAGGCTGATGGTGAGTTCGACGAGTCACCGAACGAAGGACAGGTTGCTGATTACGTAACCTTGGCGCTGCACATCGTTCAAGGATTAAAGGAGATGGGCGATGAAGTTGTTTAAACTGACGACCAAAGAGAACACCGCCACTCAAGCCAGTAGGAGAAAACGATGAAACGAAAACATGCCGAAGATTTCCACGACGTATATGCTTACTATGCGTACATCGATCGAGTGTTTGAGCTGCTGGCCGAAGCCCTTGACCATTTGGATTATTGTGGCTGGGGGGATGGCTGGGAGCGGGAGGTTTCGCAGAACATACGAAAACGAGCGGATGATTTTAAAGGAGAACACGATGAAGCTGTTTAAACTGACGACCAAAGAGAACACCACCAAAGGAGACACGCTGTGGGGAACAAACGTGACTCACCGCCTTCCCGCCAGGGAAGACCCTCGCCTCTGCACCTCAACAGTGATTCACGCCTATGACGATTTGAATCTGGCCCTGCTGCTTAACCCTATTCACGGTGGTTTCGAGCCCTTTAACATTTGGGAAGCAGAAGGCGAGGTTGTGGTGCGTGATTGGGGAAAAGTCGGCTGCTTTGAGCTGACGACGGTGCGCCAAATCGGGCTGCCACAGTGGTATGTCGAACGACGAATAGCGGTGTGTGTTGAGTTTGCTAAGCTATGTGCCGCCGCCGCCGCTCGCTCCGCCACTCGCTACGCCGTCGACGCCGCTTGCTACGCCGACGCCACTCGCTACGCCGCCGCTCGCTCCGCCGCTCGCTCCGCCGCTCGCTCCGCCGCTGACGCCGCCGCTGACGCTGCCGCTCGTTGCGCCGCCGATGCCGCTCGTTACGCCGCTGACGCTGCCGCTCGTTACGCCGCTGACGCTGCCGCTCGTTACGCCGCTGACGCTGCCGCTCGTTACGCCG